AAACTGGATGCGATAAACAAGTCCATGAAAAACTTATTCAAATAACTCAAAACTAATTTAGAAAGGAATGAATTATGAATAAAAGAACAATTCAAATAGATGTTATCGGTCCGATAGAAGAAACTGAATTAATGAAATGTAAATTGTATGTTGATGGTCGTGTGTGTGTAATCGGAATGTCACGATATGACTATGAAGAGTTAATGCGAGAAAAAGTGTTTATCCGGGATGGTAAGAGCGTTGATTCTGCTGGTGTGATAAACACGACTAACACTTTCGTTGAAGATGATTAATATTAAATTAAAAAGGAATAAAATTATGAAAACATTAACTGTTGGAGAGCTTATAGAAAAGCTTAAAAAAATGCCTAAATCAGCCAATGTATTTATGCTCACAGATAGAACAGAATCAAACTGGGATGAAGAGAACGCTAAATTTATACGTGTTCACGGGATTGAATATGTAGAAAAAGAAACTGTATATCCTGATGATGGATTTACGGATAGTGTGGAACTTAATGTCTTACTTGAAATAGAGGAGGATGAAATATGACAAAAGAAGAGGTTCTTAAATTGGAGAGTGAAGATAATAGAATAATCAACTGCACAGGCAATAAAATTGAATTTGCCAACGGAGACGTTTATGCCATGAGTTCACCAGGTAGATTGTTTTACAAGGTGAAATGCTTTGTACTTTAATTCAAAACGGAACAGAAATGAGTGAAACAAAAATAATATTAGATGCCTGTTGTGGCAGTAGGATGTTTTGGTTTGACAAACATAATCCTTTGGCTTTGTTTGCTGACATTAGGGACGAAGAATACATTCTTTGTGATGGGCGGAATCTGAAAGTCCACCCAGACATCGTATCGGACTTTACCGATATGCCGTTTTTGGATAAATCCTTTAAACTGGTAGTGTTTGATCCACCCCATTTGCTAAAGGTTGGTAAAAATAGTTGGTTAGCCAAGAAGTATGGTAAACTTCCTGAAGATTGGCCAAGGGTGATAAAAAAGGGAATTGATGAATGCTTTCGTGTTCTGGATGACTACGGAGTTCTGATTTTCAAATGGAATGAGGATCAGATAACAGTTAGGGAAGTATTGAGTGCCATCAATCGGCAACCACTCTTCGGCCATACTACTGGAAGACATGGAAAGACTATGTGGATGTGTTTTATGAAACTGCCAATTAACTAATAACGGAACAGGTATGAATATAGATACTGAATTTAACGTAGGAGATAGCGTATGCTATCTGAGCGGGGATAACATTATCCATACAAGTATAAGCAAAATAACTATTGAAATATCCTATGAGGATGATAGCTTTTTGATGGTTTACAAACTATCTGACGGTGTAAGTGTGCCCAGAAACAATTATCCACAATGGGGAAAAAGACTTTTTAGAGATAAGGATAGTTTAATGAGATATTTATCAGAATCGTAACGGAACAATAAGGAACAAAACATTAATATGTTGAAACTAAATGACATAGAATTTTACAACACTCCTTCTGGAGGTGTTATGGTATCTGTTGAAGGGCAGGAGGCTTTTATTTTATTGCCTACCCACTATGACTTGATATCCATTTTGCATGATTATATTATGCAAAACTATCATGGAGCCTATCTGGCATTATCTTCCCTATATAAAGGGAGTGCTCAGAATCCTTCTTACTATCGTTATCGGATTGTGAGTCGTTTTGCCCGATGTAATTTTGGAGAATACGAAACCAATGTGGTTGATATAAGTAAACACACGTTCCATTTTGAGCAGGTTCATTGCCCGTTACGTGGCGCTGGTGATTGTCAATTGGAAAATGTTGTCTGTAATCCTCAGTATACTTTGCCTTTGACAAAACAGCAGATTAATATCTTCCGTATGTATGCGGATGGACTTAATACCGAACAGATTGCCAAAAAGCTTTCTCTTTCGACTAATACGATTGACCGTCACCGTTCTGATATACAATCTAAGCTTGATCTTCATTCCATTACGGAGATGATACTATTCTGGATTAACAATAATTTAAAATAACAACTATGTATTATTCAAACACTTTTGAAGCTGCAATGATTATATGTGGCTATCACCTTTATCGCCTTTTTTACACAGACCGTGCGCGTTATATACGTAAGGCTGAAGGATTTATTCGTATCCGTAGCAAACGTGTGATTGATGGTAAGATCAAGCGTGTCAAACGTCAGATCCGTGTGCGTTGGGATGCTGCCGGTATCTGTTTTCGTGCCAGTGATAACCAGCGTCTTCCGCAGTATGACCTGCCTCTCAAGTCTGTTCAGAATAAAGGATACGATATAAAATCAGGTCAGTTATGTATGTAGATGTAGATCATTCAGGGCTTTTTTCCATAATGGAACTTACCCCTAACGAATTGTACGTTATCAGCGAGGCAATTGTGTGTTATTCTCGGATACAGGATATATCTGCTGATAGTCAGGAAATATCCCGTAGGATAGCAACAGCAATCAGCCGGGAATATGATACAGGCAAGACAACACGTCCTGTTGAAAAAAACAGTAAATAAATCATCAAAGTATTATGATTTTATCCGATAAATCTCAAGGGGTGGACTTCTCTTCGTTTCGTCTGCCGGATAATTATGGAGAATGGATACTTGATACCATCCATGCCATGGGGTTGAAAGAATATACCGAATACGAAGGTAAGGTGTTTTCCGCACTTGACGGTTTACGTGAAGGAAGATGCTTTGATGTCACCCTAGTCCAGGAAGATATGCGTGAAATATTCATCAGAATATGTTGCTTGTATATCCATGATCATCCGCAGGTAGTTTTTAATGATACATATACCCGAATTTATAAACAAGAAAAATATGAACCAGGGAAGTTGGACCAACGCAGAAAAAAGATTTGTCCGCGATAACGCTGGAAAGCTGACAGTAGAGGAAATGGCCTGTCGCATAGGCCGTACTTCTAGCGCAGTCAAAATGTTTCTGATCAGAAACCGGATAGCGGTAGGAACTCAGATTAAGCGGAACATCTTACAGGAAATTTTGAAAATCAAGTTCGTGCACCCGGAGTACTTTAAGCCTACCCGTGCCTTTTATAAGGCGGTAGGTATGTCGCAAATACACTTTTGGGATTTATATTATGGCCGTGTACAAATTACAGAGCCGGAATATGTAGCAATAACCACGCACCTAGAAATTACCCTACAGGAAGCATTCGAGGCGCGGCAATTAAACCTCTTTGAAGGAGAAATAACAGATGAGCAAAATAAGTCAGAATAGCATAGATAAAGTCAAAGCAGCAGTTGATATCGTAGATGTGATATCCTCATTTGTCAGACTGGAGAAAAAAGGACCGGGGTATGTCGGAGTATGTCCGTTTCATAACGATCGTCATCCGTCCATGCGCGTTACTCCATCCCGTCAGATATACAAATGTTTTGTATGCGGAGCAGGAGGGGATGTGTTTGATTTCTTGATAAGACATGAAAATATGTCATTTACAGAAGCTGTATTATGGTGCGCCCGGCGTGCGGGTATACAGGTAGAAGAAACCGAAGTGACCAAAGAGGAGTTGGAAGTACGGAAACATCGTGAAACATTATATATAACAATGGATGCCGCCACCAATTTTTTTCAGTCCCAGCTTCCTTCGGCCGGAGCCTATTTGAAAGAGCGCGGCTACTCTTTGGATAATGGAATTTTGAAAACGTTCCGTATCGGATACGCGCCACAGGGTAACAAGGCTTATTCCCATCTCACTTTATTCGGATATATGACACAAAATCTTGTTGAGGTTAATGTAGTGGCTAAAGGGGATTATGATTATTACGATGTATTCCGTGACCGTATAGTTTTTCCATTTCTAGACATGCAGGGTAGACCGGTGGCATATAGTGGCCGCATAGTAACTCCCAACAAGAAAGTAGGGAAATATGTCAATACTACCGACACACCGCTATTTAATAAAGGGAAACACCTTTTCGGACTGTATCAGGCTTATCGTTTCATCAGCCAGGTGGGCTATGTGTATCTGGTGGAAGGGCAGTTCGATGTCATGAGCCTGTACGCAGCAGGTGTGAAAAACGTTGTTGCCGGTTCGGGAACGGCTCTGACAGATGATCAGGTGAAATTGATTTCCCGTTATAGCAACAAAGTCGTACTGGTATACGATGATGATGAAGCGGGTATCAAGGCATCCATGAAAAATTGTGAGACAATGCTTCGTGCAGGGCTTAACATTAATTGTGTACGTCTTCCTCAGGGTAAAGATCCGGACGATCTGGCCAGGGAGAAAAAAGAGCAGACTTTGGCATGGCTGAATAATAATACGGCCAGCTTTGTAACTTATTTCTGTAACATATTTCTTCCGGAGAAAATAGAGGACCCAGTAGAGAAAGAAGAAAGATTGGCATCTGTCTGTCGGTTAGTGGCATGTGTGGAATCAGAAACTCTCCGTCTGGATTATACCAGGAACCTGGCACGTCGGTTCTCACAAGAACCGGATGTAGTAGACCGTAAGATTCGTCAGATGCGTTCCAATATGCCGGAAACTCCAACAGTTGAGACACTAAAACCGGGTGTATATGGTCTTGATGTACTCCCGGCTTTAGTGACGGAGCGTACCAGCATTCATGTATCAGCATCTTTTGATGAATTCTTGGAAAATTATGAGACGGTGCCTCAGATATACTTTCATGAAAGTCTGTCTATGGAAGATATTCAGAAGGTACGCCGTGATTGCCAGTTACTGGATGTGTCCGCTGATGCTCTTGTAATTTCTGCTACAGGGGAGGAGAGTACCACTATGGTAGCTTTGGCCGACTGCTACAGAAACGGAGTCACCAACATTTCTGTACTTGTTCCGGGAAGCGATATCGCATCTATCAACAAGAAAAAACAGTCAGACGATTATATTGAGGAGGAACAGCCGGATGAGGAATGGATATTCATCAATGCCTATGTCTTTAAGTATAACCAGTTCCTTAATCGCTATAAGCCGGTAGACCGTACACCTTACCTTCAGCGTTGTGCCGATTTGATAGCCTGCACAGAAGAATCCGTTCGTATTGTCAACTTCAGTAAGTTTACAACATGGATGGAGCTAACCAAGACTGATCTAAATACATTGCTGAAACCGTACTTGGCAAAGCGAAAATCAAGGGTTGCTATCAACGCACAGCGTGATGATCAGGAAGAAGGGTTCTATGATCCCGATATCATTCCTGATTATGTCGAATCGAATCCCGTATATCAAAAGATGCTGGATGATTACCAGTTCTATCCCCGTCTGAACCGTAACGGGGAACCTGTGGCTTATATCTTTACGAATAATAAGCAGGGAGGTACTTTGGTGGGAGATTTTTTTATGGAACCGCTAATTCATATTGTCAGTGACAAGGATGAGGACAATAAACGTATAGTGCGTATCAATCGCCGATATTATAAGAAACCTATTTATCTGGAAGCACCTTCCAAATGTTTTCTTAAAAAATCAACCATTGAGGAAAGACTGATCATGCTGGAAGCTGTCAACTTCAGTAATGGAGAAGAAAAGCATTGGACAAAGATCCGCGAATGGATGTCCCGTAATTTTGTGTCCTGTAAAGAAGTCCGTACTTATGGGAACCAGCAGCCCGACGGATTCAGCCGGGACCAGTCCACTATGTTCTTTGCGTTTGCCAATGGTATATACCATGAGCAGGACGGACAGTATCGTTTTGATCCTGTCAACGAACTGGGTGTGGCAACTCATAACAATGAAAACTGGTATCTGCCGGCTTTCTCCCAATTATATATGAATTCGGACATGAAAGAGAAATATGAAGTAATCAGTAACCTGCTTTATAAGGATATACCTGTTGAGAAACAGTGCACGTTTCAACGATGGGCGGATCTGATGAACCGGGTGTATCAGCTTAATGATAATGGGAAATGGGCTATCATGTTTGCTTTGATGTGCCCGTTCCGAAGTAATATCCATTGCATAGACCGTTTGTTTACAGCTCCATTTTTCATGGGGCCTATGTCTTCCGGAAAGACACAGATTGCAGTCAGCATCCGGTCGCTGTTTATGAATCCGAAAGTTCCATTGACCAATCTTCCTTCTACTACTTACGCAGGTCTGTCTTCCATGCTGGCCATGTTTCGTGACGTTCCTGTTGTTTTAGACGAGTATAACAACAAGGAAATAGAGGATAAGGTGTTTCAGTTTTTGAAAACCGCCGTATATGACGGTGATGGAAGACAGAAGCGGAAAGGAACTACGGGAAAGGAAATAGAGGTTGAGAAGATATATGCTCCCATTATTATTTGCGGCCAGGAAACACCGCAGCGGGATGATAATTCGTTGATGTCCCGTATCATTGTGTGCGAGGTGCCAAAACCTGCCAAGGAACGTACTCAGGAAGAGGTGAACTTGTTCAATGAATTGAAAGATATAGAGGAACGTGGTTTGTGCAATGTGCTGCTGGAGATACTGAAGCTTCGTCCTTTGGTAATGGACAATATCCGCAGGCTTAAAACTGAATGTTACAAGGAGCTGAAATCGCAGATGCTGGCTCATGGTGAGATAGACCGTCTGATGAAGACAGCCTCTCTGTTTCTTGCCATGTGCCGTCTGGTGGAAGAATATACGGATCTGAAACTGCCTTTTACATACAAGGAGTTTTTCAAAATAGCTTGCGATAAAATTCAGTTCCAGGTGGATCTGATTTCACGTACAGACAAGCTGGCTACATTCTTCAAGGCCATGGATGTTATGATAGATACCAAGGCATTGATTCTGGGTCGTGACTTTGACTTCGATTATCCTCAGAAGCTTACTCTGATCGGACCGGGAAAATCACATATTTCTTATCCTGTGCCTGACGGAACATGTGTCATGTATATCCGGCTATCTGTGATTTATGCCCAGTATGACCGCAGTTCCTTTAATCGGGAACAGTCTAGTCAGTCTACCATTGAGCAGAATCTTCGTTCCAATGCCTGTTATATAGGTCCTGTAGCAGCTCATCGTTTCAATTGGAAGGAAACGGAAGAAGTACCCCGTGGAGAGTTGGAAAATGAAGGCAAGGATATTCCGGAAGAATATATAGCCCAAGGCAGCGATACCATGATGGTGCGCCGTGTCAAATCTCTGAATAAGAATACAAGCTGTATCGCATTGAATTACGACATATTGGCCTCTATGTATGGCCTTGATTTGAAACGCAACGAAACACCAAGAGAAAAAAATATGCAGGATCCCGAAGTGGAACGCCTGCCATTTTAATAACCAATAAAAAATAAAATTATGACTACAAGTATTATTGCAAGAGTGAACAACGTGGATATTATGTCCATAAGTGATGAACGATTGGTTCCAATAAAACCTATTTGCGAAGCATTGGGTATAGATTCTGAGGCGCAAAGACAGAAGATTCAATCTCATTATTTACTTGCTCCAACTGCCTTGCTCTGCAAGGCGGTTGGAGCTGATGGAAAACAGCGAGAAATGTTCTGTTTGCCTATGGAATATATTTTCGGATGGCTTATTAACTATTAATCCCGCTAATGTAGTAATATAGATATGGATTTTGCAAGATATGATACAATTTTGGTTTATATAAGATATCACACATTGAAGGATCAGGACTTCAATACGAATTGGTTAGTTGATTTGAACTCGAATGAGCTGGAAGAGATTATATATACTCTTAAAGCATCAGGCTATATTACAGTGAAAAAATTAAGCGACAACTCTTTTCGTTGTCGCTTAACACCTGAAGGAATGAAGTTTTGCCAAAATGGAGGTTTTTCTAAAGTAGAAAAAGAAAAGAAAAAACTCCTTATTAGGCGCATTGTATGGTTAATTACAGCATTAGCTTCATTAGCAACAATCGCTTCATTTATCAGCCAATTGCTTTAATTATTAATATTGTCATATAGACTACTAATAGTAAGGCTGATATGGCCAGTAATCGTAAGGTGATATCTTCTATATCCCATTTACGTTTGTTTTTTCTCAGATGATAGATAGGATTTTCCATAATTCATTGATTTACATACAAAAATACCAATAAAATATTGCATTTCACAATCTATAATTTGAAATTTTCCCAAAAACACTTGCATAGACTGATTTTAATATTTAGATTTGCAGTGCCAAATATCTCATAGAATGTTTTCTATGTCGCAGAGCGCGGTTAATGCTCATATTTTAATGGGCTTTTTTTATGCCTATACAGACCATTTTCGTAAAGTCACGAAAATGATAATACATATAAAGGATATTGTAGAAGTCGCAACTTGTTTGCAAAATCTACGGCTGTCTTTCCCACATTACTTTAATGCTACGGCATAGAGACTAATGAGATGTTTGGCGACACGGGAAATGGCAGCCGTTCTTTTTCTGCCTATAACGCCAAACATCTCATTAATATGAAACAAACAGTTTCTATTTCTGCTCCCGACATAAATGTCGCTAGCAAATCTTCAGCTATTCAATTATGGCTGAATTCTGAGAACGCGTTGTTCTCAATGGTCATGGAATCTTCCATCAACAATCTTCAGATGTTATTGATGGGCCATGCCTGTCTTTCATTCTCCGCGCTGATATGTGCCTCATGTGTGTCCGTGGTTCCTGCGTTGCTCTGCCTTCCATGGTTTGCCACTTCGTTGTATTTATGCCGGAAAGGAGGTCTGCGATGAAGACTGACATATTAAAACTGGCTGAAGAAACATCCGGTATGCCTGAAGATAAATTCTTTACCATCGAAGGTGTCAAACTCACCGATGAAGCGGTGGATCTCCTCTATGATTTGCAGGACGATGAGAACAGCAACATAGAAAGCCTTCTCAATGGTATATATGAAGTGGAGGAGATAGTTCTCAATCCTGAAGCTGGCGCTTCCTATGGTGAACGTCTGGTCATGATGCAGACTCTCCGAGATATCCGCCATTTGCTGGATCTGCTTAAAGTCCGTTCCGCACCCGGTCATTGATTGCATTCGCATGGCTTCAGACATGCGGCAGGTCATTTATCTTAATACAATAGGGGATATGGTAAAAAATATTAATACCGTATTCCCTATTCTTTTATAATAAAAATCCCCCGGACCCCCTTATTTTAAAGAAAACATAGACACACGCATTTTTGCACGTAGAATTTTGCAAAAAACACGACCAACAGACCAACAGACCAACATTTCAAAAATATAAAAATAGCCTTTAAAATGTAACTATCTCATTTATAATATAATATATATAATTTATAAAGTAATAATATATATATAATATGTGTTGGTCTGTTGGTCGTTGTTGGTCGTAGTTGTTTTTTGTTGGTCGGACTGTTGGTCTTCCGTTTTTAGGCATTTGTCAATAATTCAGTAAAAATAAGGGTAAACTATACCTTATGTTGGTCGTGTTGGTCGCTGACCAACAATATAAATATATAAGGTATAGTTTGTTTATTGGCTGAAAATCACTAACTTTGCTTTATACTAATAGCCAATTGTTGGTCTGTTGGTCTGTTGGTCGCAAAAATAAGAACTTTCAACTAAAAAAAATAAAAGTATGATCACTACCACAATTAACATCACTCCCTATTTGGCGGAATATTTGCGCGGGAAATATGCTTCAGGTTCAAATGATCCGATAAATATTCCCGACAATTCAGATCTGTATCATGTGATATGGAATTATATGTCCCGTCGTCCCAGTAATATGCCGCATACGGATGGCAATATTGTATTGGCCCTGCCTAACCGGCGCGAGGGAAAGAATCCCGAAGTGTACAACTATCTGTCCGCGCGTGCGGTGACGTATATAGAACTTGCCATCCGTCGTGAGTTCAACGAGGAGCTGCACGCCACCCTGTTGGATAATGACCAGCGCGGACACCTGTTTGACAACAATGCCGTTGTCTATCAGTTTCTGTGTACTTATGGCATTGAATCGGTATCTGAAGAAGCACTGTTGAAGAACTATTATCGGTGGCGTGAGAACTTGCGTAAACGGAAAGCCCGACGCGAAAGAAAGAAGGATATGATACAGGTTATCTAACATGGTTAAATAATATTAAATAAACAGCCGACCAAGTGTATCGTTTTGTCCGTTTTGACGGTAAAACTGTCCGCTATATGGATGTAAATGGCGAACTCGTTAATTATCAAAATGTTATGAATCAGCGAAATAAAGAATTCTCTATTGTCGTTACTTTTGTCCCCTCAGGTGGTATGAATCAGGAACAATATGTTTTTCTGGCCGAGGAGTTTTCATTTGAACCCGTGGCTTCGGACAATGCTTCGGGAACTAGTTTCAATTGTGACAAGGAACTTGTCATATCACGTCCTGATAGCGGTATATTGAGGGAGTTTTCCATCTTCCGTTCCGGCATATTGTATTTTCGTGATACTTCCGGTAACAGCTATGGGGTTGGAGATGCTGACATTCCTGCCAGAGTGTGCCTGTCTCCCCAGCTTAATTCGGCACGGCTTACAATGAAGTGCACCATGCTGAAACCGCCCGTCTTATAGTCTTTTTTATATATATAAGGTATGGATATTTTTGTAAAAACAAAAAAATAGAATGACACAGTCACAGAAATATCTTCAGCAGCTTCTCTTATCCCGACAAGGATTGCTCATTACGGCAGAGGGTTACGCCTCTGTCGTAGCTGAAGCATTCCCTAATGTTCACGATTCCGATTCAGCGGAAAAGGGACATGCTGATATGCTGTATACCGAGGTGATTTCCGGTGCCTTGGATTTATGCTCCTCTCAGGTCCGTATGGCTTTTCCTGACAAGGATATCAGCATTGTTTCCGATTATGCTTCTGAAGAACTTCCCGATAACAGTATTGCTTACTATCCCGTGTTCGGTGTAATCACATCAAACAGTTGGTGGCGTTTTTCCAGCAAACAGTTTGAGAAGGATCTGCTGGCATCCGAATCCAATCCTGCGATCATTGCACATTTTGTTCATATAGACAGTCCGGGAGGCGAGGCATTTTACATGGACCGCCTCTCCGAGACTATGAGAGACTTGAGTAAGCCGGTGGTTGTTTTGGCCGAGCGCGTATGTGCGTCTGCCGGTTATCTCATCGCCTGTCATGGCACTAGAATTTTTGCCGCTACCGGTTATGACAAGATAGGATCTATCGGGACAATGGCCGAGGTCTGGGACTATTCCGAATATTTTAAAAAAATGGGTATAGAGGTGCATACGTATCATGCTTCCGCATCGGATCTTAAGACCAAGCTTATGGATGACGCGGCTTCCGGTAAGGGTGATGAGTATGTGGAACGTATGCTGAATCCTCTTAATGATATGTTCTTGTCCGAAGTTCGTTCCACCCGTCCGGCACTTAAGGATGCTCCTGATGATGAGCCTGCTCTTCGCGGGGATATTTACCTTACGGACGAAGCGATCGGAAAAGGTTTGATAGATGCAAGGGCCACTCTGACAGAAGCCATATTGGAAGCATCCCGTCTGGGGCGTGAGTATGCCGACATTCAGCGGGCCAAAAGCCAGTTATTAAGTATAATTTAATTAGTATCACAATGAAATTTAAAGAAAACGTACAGAAAATTCTTCAGAAGCTTGGTTTCGCTGGCTCCGAGGAATCCCTGAAGGCTCTTACGCCGGATGAATGGAAACAGTTTTTTGCCTCCTATCATGAGGAGTTCGGAACGGATTTTCATACCGATATGCAGGCCTACCAGGATGAACAGCGTGCCGTTCCCGACCAGGCACAGATCAATGAGGCGTTCAGCGTATTGTCAGGATTGATCAACCCGAAACAAAATGTGGAAGGCGCTGCCGCGCATGGAGTACAGGATACGAAAACAGAGCAGCCTACCGCACAGCAGGTACTTGATATGGCGAAAGCTGTATCCGCTACCTTTATGGCTATGGGTAATCATGCGGCTGATGATGTCCCTATGACTACGGTTGCCGGTTCGGTTGTAGGATTTACAGGTTCCGGAGACCGTGAGAAATTCCTTTTCGGAATTGAGCACGAATTCTTTTCAATGGATAAACCATGGAACCGGTTCACAGCCAATCCTACGTCAGACCAGCGTCTGGGAGATAAGAAGATAGCCGCGTCTTTCGGAGCTGAAGTGGAAGCCTATTCTTCTTCATTGGCTGAGCGTTACAGCTATTTGCAATCGCATAACCAGCTAAACCCGGAAAAATTGGCGGCGGGTGAGTTTGCCACCGATTATTCCCAGGTTACGGGAATGAAGGGCGGAGACCAGTATCTTATCCGTCGTCAGGATGCCATTATAGCCCGTGTGCTTTCCATCCGCCAGCTTACCCAGTATTTCCCTGTTCGTTACGGTATTCAGGACCGTGATGTCATTTTCAACGCTTTCTTTGGTGAAGTGTCACAAGCATACCAGGTAGGGGAGGTTTATAAAGGTGATATGGAGATTGAACCGGAGATGGGATATGTGGACGATGCCATGATCAAGATGAAGTTCGGTCCTATGAAGGAACTGGAACGCATGTATATAGGCTACCTTAACCGTGAAGGCTCGGATCCGATCAAATGGTCTATGATTGAATATGCCATTATGGGATCTCTTGAAAACGCGCAGCGTGAACAGAATATGCGCCGTATGAGAGGTTTGTATGTGAAGCCTGAGACGGGTGTAGCCGGTTCCTATCTTAATGCCGGTACCGGAGTGCTCTATACCCTTATCCGTCTGCACCACGAACATAAACTGTTGTTGACAGACAATGTTGCATACCGTACTTATGACGATGCCAACATGCTGGAAACCGTACAGGAATTCTACAAAGAAATTCTGGCCAAAGTATCTGAGGACATGAGCCTTGACCAGCATGTAATGTATCTGAACGAAAACCACAAGCAATGGTGGATTCAGAATGTCCGTGAAGCTTATGGCCAACAGCAGGACTTTACAGGACCGAACAGTTACCTTAATATCATACCGGACAGTTCTACCAATATGCGTATTATTTGGCTGCCTTATTTAGGTCAGCTTCCGTTCATGATGATGCAGGTTCCCGGTAATATCCAGTTCCTTGAAAATCTTCCTGGTGAAATGCTTGCCATGCAAACAGAAATGCAAATGGAGATGGTTCGTGGATGGTCTACCTGGAAAGAAGGATGTTCGCCCGCATTTGTCGGCCGTAATTTCTCTTCTGCCGATAAACTGAAGGAAAATGACTATTTGTGGCAGCAGATCTTCCTGAATAAACCTTCCGTAACCTTGGATGCGGATGCCACAACAGCTGACGCATCGAAAGGATTCTGGTTTATTTCTGGAACCAATACCGGTGAAAAGAAACTGACAGCGATCAACAAAGCCAAAAAAGGCGTGGCTTACATTGTAGAGTGTGGAAACAAAACCAATGTGACCGGAATTGACAAGGCGGGTTCTTTTGACAGTATTTCCGAAGCATGGACTCCGACAGCTGTAGGAGATTATATCATGGTCATGCTGAACAGTCAGAACAAATTCATTGAGTTGGAACGCTGCATTGGTGGCGTTCGCAAAGTCAATAAGACAGCGCAGCCCAATGTACCTGGAGCTAGATAATTTTTTTGGTTGGTTATTAAAAAGGTTTTTAAATCGGGGGCGGGTGTGGTAGCCCGCCCTTTTTATTAAACAGAAAATTTATGAGAACAAGAATTAATTCCCGCATATTTTTATTTCAACTGGCGGTGCTGGTTGTAGTGCTCTCCTTGAGCTTTGTTTTTGATTCCTCTGCCGATACTGCCGTCGGTTTGTCAATGGCTGTCACCGGAATGATGACTATTGGTGATATTGAGGATGTGTCCGACCGTCAGACCCATGGATCGAACATTGCATATCAGATTTATCTGATCAGTATTGACCAGGTGGATAATTCTCAGTTGTTTCCGGCTCCCAATGCCAACAGGGAGGTAGGGCAGGTTCCGATGAAGAATGGTGAGTATATGAAGTACTTTGTGTGCCATACCATCCCCACTTTTGTAGGCAATGGTGAGAAAGGGGATATTACCACTTCCGGAACCAATCAGTTTGTGGCGGTTATGGGTGGACAGCGGGATAAACTGCTTTCTTTCACGGAAGAATATGCGGGTGGCAAGTTTATCATTCTCTTCAAAGAAATTGAAGAAAGCCAGTGGTATATCATCGGTTCTTATGACCGCCCGATGATTCTTCAAACGTTTGAAAACAAGCACGACGCAGACGGACGTTATGTGACGTTTACATTCCAGCGTACTTCAATCTCACAGTATTACAAATATACAGGTGCTATTGTACGCCAGCCTGCCAAATCCAATCCGGTGGATGCCACTAATCTTACCGTTACTCCGGGACAGGACTTGTATTCCATTCCTGATTGTACATCCTCACCTAAGGCTATTGCTACAGTTTCCGGTCTGGCGGCTAATGATAAGGGACGCTATATAACTCTGATAGGTGAGGGTGTGGAGCATCCGGCTACAGTTGCTGAAAATGAAGTGTTTATTCTTGAGGATGGAGCCACATGGACCGCCCGTGCTGGAAGCCGTATTACTTTCCGCGTAATTGATACTGACACTTTGGTTGAGATTGCCGGATCCCGTATTCAAACTGTTGTCTGATTTTTATAATTAATCCGGTGCGGATATATATGCTTGTTTTACACTGTATTATCATGCACCGGTTAAACTGATAAGTTATGTATTCATTCAAAGAAAAGAAGCTTCATTATAACCGTCTTCAGAACCAGTCCGCCGCTTTGACCGATCTGAAGCTTTTACGGAGTATTAATCCTGATGCGCCTGTGTTGCCTGCATGGGAGCGATCACCTGAACGTTTTGCAAACAAGATTCTTTATCTTCTGCTTGATTATGCAACGGCAGAACAGATCAGAAAGAACCGGCGCAATCCTGTCAGCTCGGTAAAGGAGAAATTGGAAGAGACAGTACACGAGTTGCAGGAGAAATCGGCCGAATTGAAAGAAACGAAAGATACGGTTCAGGAATTGCAGGAAAGAGTAGAGGAATCGGAATTTCGTGCGGAAAAGGCGGAAACATCTTTGGACTTTGAGAAAAAAAAAGAGGTTTAAGGAAAGTACAGAAGCATGAAGAATATCCCGCTATTGACTGGGATAATCTTGATGATGAGAATGTACAGACTGCCACCCTTATCTATAATGACCGTGTTGTAAGCTGGAAACGGATGAAACAGATAGACGAACGTATGGATGCTGACAATATTACCAAGGATGATATATTTTCCCTTGTCCATCTTCGCATCCGTAATTTGCAGGCTTTCTCAGAACTTAGAGCCTATAATGATACCGGTTCTTTCCGTTTCCTTCATCCTCTTATAGCAGGGCGCAGTGAACGTGCCTTGCTGGCTTCCCTTCTTGAAAAGGATCCTCAGGAATTTCTCCGCAAACACCGCAATGTGCTTGACAGTATACGGCGTTATGAAGCGTATTTGAAAAATCCCGAACGTGAATCCCGACGGAAACAGGACAGGAATTTGTTACGCAAGTATCGTGATCGTGAAACATTGTTTAGAGACATACTCAATGAAAAAACTAAAAGTTGATTTTATGGCTGTTTCCCTGTTCCTTACCATGGTGGGGATGATAGCCGGTATTTCAGTATTAATATGCTGTTTGCTATGACTGGTAATAAGGATATTGTAATTGTCAGCGATGATTATCTGCCACGGGTACGTACCTATGCCATTATGGGGTATAGCCGTGAGCGCGTGTGCCGCCTGTTGGAGTTGCCGCGGAAAATGCAGATGGCATTGGCTGTCCGGCTGTCGTTGCCGGGAGATGTGTTCTATGAAACCTATGAGTCGGGACTGGCTCAAGGAGAGAAGAATATTGATATGGAACTGGCGAAGAAAGCGGAAAACGGGGATATTGATGCCATTGAGCTTCTTGAAGAGAGAAAGAATGAACGTTATTTTAAAGATTTGCGTAAAGAACTATTTGGAATATGACCGTACTTGAGCGTCTTGATAAGATACATCCCGATATGATTTCAGGATTTCTCACTACCGGAAAGTGTAATGGCATTCCGGAAGATGTGCAGAAATTTTTGAAACAAATACAATGGGCGGCAGAAATATATGAATATGAGCCGAATATAACCCGTGCTTCCAAGAAATTGCGTCTGCGCATTAATGCGGAGCAGAAGTTGGCTTTGGATGAACGTACCTGCAAGGAACGTATCTATCAAGCCATTAATTATTTTAATGTCGATAACAATGTCAGCGAGAAGGTATGGGAGAATCACTATGCGGACAAGCTGGAATCCATGGCGCAGTTATGTGCGGCCAAGGGGGATATGAAAACGATGGCTGCATGTATCGAAAGAGCCAGCGAGCATAGGATTCGTGCCGCCCAGATAGCAGAGGCTGCTACCAATCTTGGTATTACTTTCATTATTGATCCTAACCTTCGTCCGGAAGATATGGGATTGGAAAGCAAATCACTAAAAGAGATAGCGCGTAAGCATAACGAAGGGTTTTATATCCAACTTATCGACGGTCTTCCTATTGATAAGAGGGAAAAGAAACGCTTGTTGCGGGATGCCGATATTCAGGATGTAGAGGAAATATTAAATGAAGAGTAATCATGAGTCAGAACGATATATCCAATGATGAATTTTCAATGGAGATGGAACGTATCTACATGAATTCCATGCAGGTAATGGTCAATCTTCTTGACCCTAACAAAGTGGTGGTGGAAGCTGCACGTGCGTCAGGTAAGACGAGTGAGGTTACAGTAAACCGCATTGTCCGTGTGGCAGACAGTATGCCGGCCGAGTTGTCATTTTTAGCGCATCGTACCTATGTTGCGTTGCTTACCAATATATGGCCTAACATTCAGGCTGCTTTTTCCAGGCAGATTACGGTTAACGGTCGTCCCCGTTGTATGCTGGAATATGGCATTGACTATATTGCGGGAGAGTCGAAGATTCCAGAGCATTTCCGGAAGCCGCGTTATCCAATTTCTTATCCCAAGCATAGCATCCTGTTCCGGAACGGTCATCATATCCAGCTGGTAAGTTCTGACCAGCCGGACTCAGTGGCGGGTAGAAGTGGTGTTCATGCTTTTGTAGAAGAAATGAAACACAATGACGGAGAGAAACTCAAGACACGTTTGTTTCCTTCTCTTCGTGGATCTTCTGCGGAAATTCGTAAAAGCCCATATTACCAGGGATGGACCGGGGTTTCTGATACTGCCCGTGTGGATTTGAATGAGGACGACTGGTTTGAACGGTATGAAGATCAGAACAATCCTCAGCTTCTTTCCGAAATAGCCACAGTAGCTGTTCATGTGAATAAAGCGGTTTATAAAAGAATGGAACTTCTTACTGCCCAGAAGAATACCACCAACCCGGTCACGCTTGAAAAGATACGCCTGGAACTGAAGAAGTATGACAGACAGATATCCATGTGGACACCGCGTTTGGCTGATATGCGGCGCAACGCCACATTGTATATCCGGGCCAGTTCGTTTGTCAATAAGGACATATTGGGACCTAAGTTTTTTAAAACTCAGCTTGACACATTGGATATGGACGAATTTCTTACTGCTATATGTGCTGTCCGTCATAAGTCTGTGGTTAACAAGTTCTTTGCAAATTATGATAAAGAAAAGCATCAATTCTCTGACGGGTATATTTATGATTCTATCATGAAACTTGATCTGAAGGATCATTTTATCATCACTGCCCGTTATTTGAAATACTACGACAAGAGCGCTCCGCTGTATATAGGGTATGATCCCGGACATTTCTCAAGCCTGGTATGTGGGCAACCCAAGAAGTACGGGAAGGAATTCAGGCTGTTGAAAGAGTTCTTCTGTTTCTATCCGGATGAGCAGCCGGAACTTGCTAGACAGGTTTATGAGTTTTTCGGGCGTGACTGTCGGAACAAACGTATTGTTTTATATCCGGACAGGGCCGGTAACAAACGCAGGGAGGAACTGGAGCAGATAACGACTGACAGCCGAGCATTGAAGAGGGAACTGGAAAGCTACGGGTTCGAAGTGCAGCTCATGAACGAAGGACAGGCCACAATCTATCATTGGCAGCAGTTCAAGCTGATGTTGCTTTTGTTTGGTGACAGAAGCAATGCTTTGCCTCACGTTTTTATTGACGAAAATGAATGCCCTAACCTTTGTAGTGCTATACCTCTTTCACCACGTAAGAGCACCAACGGACGTATAGAGCTGGACAAGAGCAGCGAGGTTAAGATACCGCTTCACCGTCAGGCTGGACTGACAACACAGATTCCTTCTGCATTCATTTACCTGATGTACGGTCTGTATGGGGATGCTGTTCTTAACGAATTGACCAGCATTCCTGATGATATTCCGGATAATTTCAGCTTATAATTAAAATTCGGCTTAAATAATAAGTTCAATTGATTTAATATAAGTGTCTGTTTGACATTTAAATAAGTATTATGTGAATCATGGATAAACGATTGACTTTTTGAAAAATTTTTGAACTTTTTTCAAGAGACGATTGACTCCACGCCGCGCTGATAAAACCGATTGCACAGCACAGGGGGTAGATGGGTGGAAATATGATTCTTCCCTTGAGATTTCGTCTTTTCTACTGTATCGGAAAACGAATAAATTCGTAGCATGGAAGAAGTAATAGATCATAACGTTACAATGTCGGGTGCACAGGCCATGCAATGGGCTAGGGAGATATCCAAGCTGCCCGATGGATGCTTTACCATAGCATTCTATCCATGCAGTCTGCAACGTAATGAGGCATCCACTAAGATCATAGTAAAGGACGGTTGCAGATGGCGCACCCAATTGCCTCATGAACGTTTCAGTGTGGACAGTGATAACTTCTTCCTGTTTACCGACAAGGACGGAGAACCCCGTATGTGTTACACTATATTGATACGCTATATGGGATTCCCGCAAGATGGATTTAAACTTCATAAAATAGATTGGTTATCATGAGTCAACAAAGTAATATAGAGATACAGGGATGCCTTGGCGTGTACGTTAATGACAGCAGTGTGATATCTTTCCAGCTGGGAGAAGGGAGTATGCAGGATGCCTTGCAGCGTAACCGTACTGTATCTGTTAATCCGGTGGCATTGGAAGGACAGGTGAGATGGCTTACAGTCAAAGGGTATAACATCGCTTCTCGTGGCTGGAACAATCTGAAATGCCAGGAAGTAGCGAGTGATATCAAGCATAACAGGCTGCTTCCAAGATTGATAACCAAACAGGTCAATATGCTGTATGGCTCCGGACCGGCTGTCTATAAGACAGAACTTGTCGATAACAAAGTCAAGAGAACTTGGATTATGGAACCCAGTATACAGAGATGGCTGGAAAGCTGGGAGCAGAATGGAATGGAGCAGGGATACCGGGCGTTTGCAAAACAGAACATCAAAAACTATTATTATTTCCGCGATTTCTTTGTAAAGTGGCGGTTTTCAGCAGGAAAAGGGATTGTTCCGGGCGTGCTGCCAGTTGCTGGTTTGGAAGCCATGGAGAATAAGGATTGCCTTTTGGCCACCACCCGGACGGATGTGGCTTATGATATGGTTTATTATAAGGATTTCACGGCTATAGCTGTTGGTAAGTTTATCAATGGAATCAGTACCAGTTTGCGTATTTATCCGAAATTGCGTATGCAGGATGTACCGCGATACAGGTTCGCTGCTGTTTCCCATCATCGTGAGAAGTCCATTGATAATTTCTATGGAGAGAATGAAACACACGAGGGCACACAGCCTTATATCAAGGGATCCAATGAAAATGCAGTATATATTAACAGCTTTCTTCGTAATTCGTTGGCTGCTAAAATACATATTATCATTCCTAACGCATGGGTAAATTCGAAGAGAACCCAGATTACCAATCTTTGCAACGAAAACAAGGAACGTGCTTCGAAACAGGAGAAACTATTGCTGTACAATGGGCTGGAGATTGGGACTGAGTTCAAGGAGTCTACCTTGATCCGCTATATTAAACAGGAATTGGATAATATATCCGATTACTTGTCCGGAGCCGATAACCAAGGAAAGGCTTACGCGACTTTCAGCTTTCGGAACGGAAGCAGCGGGGAAGAGGAGCGATGGAAGATAGAAACCGTCGATTTAAAATATAAAGAATACATTGATGCGATTATCAGCTATGATAAACGTGCTGACGAAGTATTGCTGTCAAGTGTCGGGCTGGATTCTTCCATCTCATCAGTCAGCAAGGACGGTGTAATTAGCAAGAGCGGAAGTGACGCTTATTACAACTATTTGATTTATCTGCTCCAATTGGCACCGGAAGATGAGATTGTATGTGAACCGTTCAACCAGGCTATCCGTATAAACTTCCCTGAATTGTACGAACAAGGTTATCGGATAGGCTTTTACCGGGAAATCCCATCACGCCAGGAAGATGTATCACCGTCTAACCGTCTTAATAATCAGCAGCCATGAATGTTTTAGAAGAATTGTTTATAGATGTGGCCCAGTTCCACCTTTATTCCCCTTATGCGGAGAGTAACATGAATTTCAAAGATCTTGCATCAAGTGCCATGAGTGCCATTAAGCAGGTTCAATCCGTCATATCTCCTGATATCTACAAGAAGATAGCAGCAGGAGAGGATAACGATGAAAAGGATGCATTAAGAAGTGCCGTGGCTAATCTGACATTGGCAAAACAGCTTATATTCAATGTACTGTCACTTCGTAAATCGGATGTGGATATCTACAAGAACGAGCAGGAGCAGATGCGCAGGGCCTATCGTGATAATTACTATAATGCAATGGATACGTTACTTCAGCTACTTGATTCGGATGAGGAATGGAAGAAAACCAAGACTTATAAAGCTTTGGAAAACCTTAAGTTGAAGACGACTTATGAATTCGATGCATCTTATCCCATTGATAATTCATTCCTGTACTTTTTCAGATGTGTTCCGATCCAGCAGGAGGCATTGGATGATTATGTATCAGGCTATTATGAACGTTTGCCGGAAAAGGACCAGACAAATCGTCGGAAATTGGACAGATGTCTGGCTAAAATAACAGTGGCATTGTCGTTACGAAGATTTGATATCCTTGAATTTCCGTCAACCATCCGTAATTTGTTTGAAGATTCAAAAGTTATGCGTTACGGTACCCAGGAGCAGGAGAGGATGTTAACTTTATCTGATGATCTGATGTCACAAGCCTTGGAAAGCCTTAAAAATATTGATTTGTCTTTATCCGGAAATACGGATGTTGATATAGTAACTGAAACATCTTTCAATCGTCCGGACGATAAAATTTATTTGATGCCATGAAAAAAGATATTGAATTTACCCTGAAAGGAAGCGTGTATTCTATTCCAAACAGTTGGGAAGGGTTGAACACTTATCAATTTAAAGAACTGGTTGCGGACCTGATTTCCATGTCCGCAGGTAAACTTTCTGCCGGTCTTGTGCGTGTGCGCCATATATGCAGGGTGATGGGCTGGGATATCAATAAGATAACCGATGCGGATGCCATGGGAAACATTGCTTGCCTGGCTGAGCAGGTCACCTTTCCTTTTCTGATCTGTTATCCGGATAATGATGCGGTACTGGCGGATCTTGACACCGATTCTTATGAGCTATGCAAGCGTGTCCCGCCGGAAAGACTGACGGGGATAACTATATCCCGCTATCTGTCACGGCTTGATTATAAGTTTGTGGTAGACTCCTGTTTTTGCAAACAATTTATAGGATCTGTCCATATTGACGGGCAGGATGAACCTTGTCTTGGTTATACCATTGATACAGGATTCTCTATGCTGACAACCTCATTGACGGCACAGCAGTTTATTGACGCGCGTGAGCTGGCGGATTGCCGGGATGATCAGCTTCCCCTGCTTGCTTCCATCCTGTATTCTTCACTACCTTATGAAAGTGACAGGGCGCATCAACGTGCCGTTCTTTTTTCAAAAGTGGATATTAAAACATTGCAGGCCATCCGTTTCAATTTCAAGGGATTCATCAATTATTTGTTCAGTCGGACAGAATACAAGATTCTTACTAAAATCATACCGGGAAAGGAATCTGTGATAAGCACAGGGGCACAGGATGCTCTGTACGGCTTGAGTGCTGACGGATATGGAAATTTGCGTGAGATATCCCAGATGAGCGTCTTGCAATATCTTGGAATCCTGAGAAAGAAGATGATTGAATCCGTGCGTAGCCTTCATGCCTCCAAAATGGATGTTGCTGAGATCGCTAATACCACCCGGTTACCAATTGATGTTATAAATGATATACTATGATTCTTGAGTATTTAAAATATTTTTCCCGGTTTCCTGCCCGTGACGGGGTTCTGGATATGTTTATTAACGGAAGTTCCGAACTTTATGAGTATGAGGAACTGAAAGGGTATATAGCCGGTATGTCCGAGCCTTTGGTTCCTGATATTTCCAATTTTGTTTTTGGGCAACGTTTTGAGGATGTTAAAAAACGGGTGGATGCCCTGATAGGAACTTATCTGTTCTGTGATTTTGGAGAGATACAAAGCTCTCAGGACAATATAGGTTCCATAGAGGATACGCATAAGCGTGCGGTGACGGTTGCGGTCAAATTAGGGAATAAATCTGATATGGTAGAAGTTGCCATTCAGAGTGACCGAACGTTGAAACTATTGAACCAGGTACGTGCTTATATGATGTATGATTCCCGTTATATGTCATGGCTCAAGCCTATATCGGATAATCAGACGATTGTGCCTTTTGTGTCGCCTGAACTGTTATCAATAGGCTGGAGCATGAGCTTTGTCGCATCGGCTCCCGACTGGATGAATGTAAAAGAAATAATGAAACACATAACTTAAAACAGATATGAATACAAGTTCTAAAATTACATTTTCGGTATTCATTACCGAATTTTATAGTCTGATGTGGGATATGAGATGGTTGATGCTGCTGGCTTTGATTCTTATTTCTACAGATCTATGGTGGGGCATCAGCAAGTCCAAACGAAGGATGGAGGAAGTGCGTATAAGCCGGGCTATCCGGAGAACCCTTATAAAAATGGGGGATTACGTATGTATAATTCTATTGGGGGCGGTTTTAGGAAAAGCGATTGGTGAACCTTTGGGCATTCCTTATTCCACTATTTCCGTATGCTGTATGCTGATAGCCTGTTACTGTGAACTTGAAAGTGTGATCAGTAATTACTGCGAATGTAAAGGTCTGCATTACCATATCAGTCTTTGGAGTGTCTTTAAGGGACTGGTCGGCTTGAAAAGTAAAGAATTGAAGAATGTTATTAATGAAATAGAAAATGAAAGCAAACATGAAAATCTTAATTGACAATGGCCATGGAGCCAACACACAAGGCAAGCGTTCTCCGGACGGTCGTTTGATTGAGGCGTTATATACCCGTGAAATTGCCATCCGTGTGGAGCATGAATTGTGTAAGAGGGGGTATGAGACACTTCGGATTGTGCGTGAGGAAGTTGATGTGCCGCTATCGGAGAGATGCCGCCGAGTGAATGATATTTGTTCCGAATTTGGGAAGAGTAATGTTCTTCTGGTATCCATCCATTGCAACGCCGTCGGAAATGGGGCACAATGGATGCAGGCTCGTGGATGGGAGGCATGGACCAGTATAGGGCAGACAAAAGCGGACAGGCTTGCTGATTGTCTGTATGCTTCGGCTGACAGGTTCCTTCCTGGAATGAAGATTAGAAAAGATCTGGCTGATGGTGATTCGGACAAGGAGAGCGGATTCTATATTTTAAAACATACGGAATGTCCGGCTGTATTGACGGAAAACTTATTTCAAGACAATATGGAAGATGTGGCTTTCCTTTTGTCTGAAGAAGGGAAACAGGCTATAACATCCCTTCATGTCGAAGGAATAATTAAATTCATTGAACTATGAAGCTTATACCTTGGATCTTGGTAGTCTTGTTAAGTATCATGCTGATGCTTTCATGGTGTTCCTGCCCGGCTGATAATTCTGGGAAGCTTGCGCCGGATACATTATGGACGTTGGTTGTTGACACCATAAGGGATACCATCATACCTCCGCCTAAGGTAGAACATCATGTAAGAGTGGATACCGTTTTGTTGCCGGTATCCATGGAAGATCCTGATGTGGACATAGACTCTACGTTGCCTGACTCCATGCCGGTGATAATCCCGATAATGGAAAGGGAATACCGGACGGATGATTATCGCATTTTGATTAATGGTTATAATCCGGAACTTAAGTCAGTTGAATTGTATCGCCCTACAATGTTGGGAACTATTAAACAGAGAAACAAACGGTGGGGGATTGGTCTTTCTGCCGGATATGGTATCGGAAGTGGCGGCTTTTCTCCTGTGTTGGCTGTTACTATCAATTACAATCTGTTGCAGTGGTAACAAAAATCCCCGGCTTGCGGTCTTGCTCTTATTCTATTGACAGTCGAATTTGAAAACCTTTGGATGTGCCGGGGATAGATAAACAACAATGTTTTTAATAAATTGTTTCTAAATTTTACATTATTATGAGCAAGACCGCACGTTTTAATGAAATCCTTGAATCAGTCGCCTCTTTCACGGAAATACATCAGGAATTTATCCTGTCAGACAATCGGGCCGCCGAAGTGGTGGATGCCCGGTGCATTTTGGTAAAACTGTTATCCGAAGAAGGTTTCTACCCTTCCCAGATCAGCAAGTATATGGACCGTACAGAAGCTAGTATCCGGTATCTGCTTGCTTCCTATTCATCTCGAATTTCTTCCAGTCTGTGGATGGAAAAGGATGTAGAAGTTATCCGCAAACATCTTGAAAATAAGTCGAAAATAAACGGTAAATAAGAAACAAATAACTGTAATTCAGTTGATAGTTATAGTCTGTACCTTTGTAATGTCAGGTTATAGCCTGGCCTAGTAACTTATTAAAACATAATATTATGACTATCAAAGGTATGAACGGTGAGAACTATAATGTCACCGGCCAGGGACAAGGTAATTACAATACCGTCGGAGCGTCAGCAGGTATCGCATCATTTTTAGGATTGAATGCGGGCAATATCCTGGGAGGCGGCTGTTATAACCGTAATATGGCGGCAGGTCCTGTGGAAGTGATTACTTCGGATGACAAACCTGTCAGCCGTTATGAAGCGGCCATGATGGACAAACTGGCTCAAAAGGATGGAGAGATCGCCTTGCTGAAAGCGAACACTTACACGGATCAGAAACTTGCTGATGTTTATGACCGATTGCTTAGCCGTATCAATGCGGATAAGAGTGAGCAGAATGCCATCAACATGAATCAGGCTGTGTACAATGGCACTAATACCGCCACTCTGGCTTGTATGAAACAGCAGATTGCTGATTTGGCTGCGTTAAGTGAACTTGTTGTTCCGCAACGTAAAGTGTGTGATACCGGTTGCTGCGGTTGTAACTAGTGAATCTCATTGAAAGGGCGGTTTCATTCCGTCCTTTCCTCTTTTTAAACTCAAACAATATATTACCATGTATACCAATTCACAAATTTTATCAGCAGTGTTGAATAAATGGCTGCAACCTGTAGTGCAGCAATTCTCCGCACAAAAAATGGGATCGTTTCCTCTTGTGCAGATGATTGAGACCAAATTGAAATCAACAGGTTTCGTTAAACCCGGCTGGAGTCTTGCTGCGGAATTATCTCCGATAATGCAGAATGTCAGTGGAACTATCATAGAACCTATCATTAACCGCTATATCTCACAAGTGCCGGATGATGCATTGCCCGAAATGGCTCACAAAATAGTGGATGATGCTATTAAAAACGGAGGGTTGACACTGATGGATGGAAAGGTTGTTTTTGAAAAGGAAGACATGGAAGAACTGAAAACCTTGCTTGAATATAACCTGCCTTTGATTCCTAGAGAAGAATACATCGTCAAGACAGCGCCTGATAAGGAAGCTGACGGCAGCGATGAACCCCAACCGAAGTCGGACGGTATAAGTTCCGACACAGAATAATTCTTAATATATATCCATTATGATTCAATTGATTCCGATTGAAATCGCTGCTACCAGCCAGCAATATCTGACTAATGTAGTGGAGAATTTATGCCAGGCTTATTGCGCTGAAAATGGTGTACAGCCTACTGGCATAGTTAATTTTACTGTCGCAGAACAGCAGACGGTGAATATCCAGACTGTTGTAACCATCAATGCAGCAGTGCTTGTTGCTTACACTCCTAAAGGATCATGCCGTTCTGTTACCAAACAATGGGTTGAGCAGTTTAAGGTAGCCTTTATCGGTGCGGCCGGTGCTGTTCCTACGATTACACTTACTCCTCTTGTTACTCAGGTTACTCCTGAGAATGTAAAGTGCTGTAACCGTGCGTTTGGTGTGAGCCTGGCTACTCCGTTGACCATTGCGGCCACCTTTCCGGCTACTCCCACAGCTTGATAGGATTATGACTCAAAAGTCATTAAAACCTGTAAAAAAGAAAAGGGAGAAAAAAGTTTGAGTTTGCTCCCCGCTTTATTGTGGGGAGTTTACTTTAATATCCTATAATTATGAAGACTAAAGAAGAAATGATAGATCGCTACCATGAACTTTATGAAAAGATGGTGGCAAGTAAAGATCCGAAGAATATGAAGATATTCGGTGAAACTGAAAAGTATATGTTCAAGGCTGTCGCGGCAGCTCATCCTGATCTGGCCGAAAACTGGTTGTCGCATTTGGAGGCTGTTTGTTGGGACAATTATCTATCCGAACACGAGGCAATGAATATCAGCAAACGTATTGTCAACCAAGATGGAATGAAAGGATTTCATTGGTCCTATGATACTTTTGAGAAAACGGTTGAATCGCTTGGAGGAGTATGTGAAGACAAACCGCATTATAACAGTTATGCTTTATGGGTAACTGCCAATATGATTTATTCGGATCATGCCAGAAGCATTGCGGAAGACATGGGGCATAAATTGCCGGCAGATGTGCCTAATGAAAAGATGGCATTGTCATGCTATCGTAAGGCTGTGGAAAGTCTTAAGGATGTGGATTCCGGGTTTCATGTACGGCGGTATTTCAAGCACAAGATGTACGACGATTCAGTTATGTGACCTGGATAAAAAATTAGATAAAATAATCTCCATGATTGAAAAGCTGGACGGTCTGAAAGGTTTCGGCTCCAATGTACTGGCTAATGTTGTAGGAGATATAATCATGGGTAGGTAACTGTAAGGTGTTTTAGAAATAAAGCACCTTTTATTTGTGTTATATAGAATAATGTTTTTTGATTGGTTTCAATAAATATTTAGTCTAGTTTTAATACTAATTAATTTTTTATTTATAGCTTTGCAAAAAATATAATAACTTATTATGAAAAAAATATTTATTTTATTATCTCTGATTTTGGGGCTAAATTCATGTTCTCCTTCTAAAAGTGAATATAACAAGTTGTTAAATGAAAAAAAAAATTTAGAGGAAAATAATAAAGTATTAAGAGACTCTATAATTTTATTAACAAAGGATATAGAAGGATATAGATATACTCCTGATAAACTTCTTATGTCAGCTCAAAATAAATTTAAAGATAAGAATCGTAATGAATTAAATATAATTTTAGATCAATTATATACTTATCATCCAACATCTAAAGAATATAAACAAGTAGAGTCTATGTTAGTTACATTGGATAAAATGATAGCTGATAAAGCTCAAAAAGAAAAGGCCCAAAGAATGAGAGCTGTTACTAAACTGAGAAAAAAATATGATGATGTTTCTGGTATTACTTGGTATTATAATCCCTATTTTACGCATTATACAAATTCTAATTTGACTTCATTATACATGGGACAAAAAGATAATGATGTTTGGTTATGCTTAAGAATGTCTTACTATGGAGATGATTGGATTTTTTTTGAAAATGCTTATTTATCATACGATGGGAATACTAAAGAAATAATATTTGATAAATATAAAGATAAAGAAACAGATAGTGATACCGAAGTTTGGGAGTGGATAGATGTTCCCGTGTTTGACGATTTGTTGAAATTTTTAGAAGAAATGTCTAAAGGAAAAGTTTTAAAAATGAGATTAAGCGGTAAATATACAAAAACACGTAGTTTATCTTCTAAAGAAATAAATGCTATGAAAGATATTCTTTTGGCTTATGATGTTCTTAGAAATGAAGAATAATTTTTTGAAGCTTTGCTAAAATTTTTTCTTTTCTTTGGTACTTTTAAAAATAATCCCCATCTTTGCAGTGATCTCCATATTGAACAGGCGGATAGTTCCGCTGACATTACCGTTGGCATTTTTTGTGTCCATGGCTTATCATATAGTTCCGTCCCGTGTGGAGCGTTAATGCGCCCACTGCCTGTTCAAGGTGGAGATCAACGGGGAGCGGAACTTTTTATTTTCTCTCCGTTATATAAAGTTTTGTTTTATTTTAAATGATCTCCAAAAAAATGAAAACGACTGTATTTATTGAAAGAGTAAAGTTTGATTCTTTGCAAAAAAATCCGCATTTTTTATTGAAATGCATTGATGTTCATTATGTTATTATTTTTTTAGGTAAAAAAGGAAAATTCTTTAGAACATTTTCACGTTTGGTATTGTTCATACTACGTGCCACATTGCTTCGTTTCGTTCCCTGCATTAAGCACAATTGCCTGTCCTATATGTTTCACCATATTTGTTTTATCTTTGCTGCATATAGCAAGACAATACAAGCAGTGCACCGTTGAAAAGCTTGCTTATAGCTAATATTATGATATTGTAATTTAATGATTTAAAAGAAATGAATATTAATGGAATTATTCTAAGCGACGAAAGTCTTAATGTGTTGCGTCGTATGCAGGAAGACGGTAATAGCGAAATTGATAATGTTCTTGAAGGACTTGATTGTATAGCTGAACTGATTGAGAATCCGGAAGCGGATGCCAGTGATGGTGATCGTCTGGTCATGTTGCAGCAGCTTCGCGGTGTGCGCAAGATTTTGAAAGATCTCAAAGCATCTTCTTTTGATGAGTCAGAATAATGAAACTAAAATGGACAGTTACATCACTGCGTTGATGGCTGTCTATTCTCCCGCAACCAATGAGTCCGATGCGACTCATTGGTTTTCTACTGAGGATGTGTATGAAGCCATAAAGAAGATTGATCCGGGAACATCCGTCAGCTTGGAGGATGTCTACAATTCGCTTCTTATGGGAGGGTTCCGTTTCCAGCCACGTCCCGGAACATTGGGATGTGAGTTCCGATGGATGTTTAAACAGAAATAATTATAGATAAATACGATATTTCTTTTAGTCTAATTCTTATATTATCAATCCTTTTTGTATATTTGCAATGTGTTCAGAATATAAACGCTGCGTAATAAGTTTAGTTACATGGGAAATTGGAGCGAACAACAAGAGGCAAAGAAAGAAGTTAAAGATAAAGACAAAGTGAGGCGTGAAAATATTGCAAAATATTTTCTTGATCTTTCTAAACTCACTTTTACGGCTTTAGTATTGGGTGGGGTAACTTGTATGTTTACTACCAAAGAACTTAATTTGCCGTTAGTGCTTTCCGTTATATCAGGAGGCATAGCTACAACAATCTTATTAGCTAAAATTGGAAATCAAATTTTTAAATAAAGTATATGGAAGTATTAGCTATATTGTTTTTAATAACAACAGTTATTAGTGGAGGCATATTATTATGGCTCTATACGAAAGCAGGTAAAAAATGGCTTGCTAATTTATAAGCTTATTTTATAATAATATGGGCGAAGGCGGTATAAAATCTGTCCTTCGCCTTTTTCTTTCCTATAATTACTTTAGCTTCATAAAATTTGAAGCTATGGTAACAGACCAACTTATCAAAAAAACATTCATTCACAATGTTGTATCTGTCGGTTTTCAAAAGATACGGCAGATACAACAGGAAGTCATATCGGAGAATTTGAATGTCGTATCCGGCAATCTGCTCCGATCAATTCAAAAAGAGCCAGTAGGAATAATAGAAACTGAACGTCAGGTATATTATATGAGCGTTCTTCCTTATATGCGTTTCCTTGATATTTATTTTCGGGAAAACATTATTCTTCGTAGAAATTTATCCATTTATAACCGCGTGGTTTGGGGAGTTATCTACGGTGAAGTACTTCCTAATCTTCGCTATGGCTTTACTCAAGACATACGTAAGTATATCACCCGGCAACTTCAAGAAGGATCGGATATTGATCAATTAGATTTTCAATCATATATATAGACTACTGAATTATGGCTAAGAAACTTAATGAAGACGAAATCAAGTGGATTTTATCTGTGGAATCATCAAAGGCACAGCAGGAAATTCGCAAACTCACTAAGGTTAATAGGGAGTTGAACAAAACAAACAAAGAACGTCGTGAATTAATGCGTAATTTGGAGGCTCAAGGAAAAAAAGAATCAGATGAGTATCAGCGTCTTGATGAAGAAATAAAAAAAAGCAATAAGACTATTTCAACAAATAACAAGCTGATTGGTGAATTGGAGAAGAAGCTGGATGTTACAGGGCTTACTATGGTACAACTCCGAAAAAAGGCCAAAGATCTTCGTCAGCAATTGGATAATACCGTAAAATCAACACATCCGGAAGAATACGCCGAACTTGAAGCGGAGCTTTCCAAAGTAAATAGCCGGATGGAGGAACTTAGGGGTACTGGGAAATATGCCCAGCAACAGCTGACTGCATTTGATAAAACAATGAATATGGCCAAAACGGCTGCTAAAGGTTTTATAGCCGTGCAACTTGTCAGATATTTGAAAGATGTCGGAATGAAATCCTATGAAACTCGTAAAGAATATGCCCGCTTTGAAGCGACTCTTCGTAATGCTACCGGCTCTTCAGAAGAAGCGGCAAAGGCAATGAAGATGTTGCAGCAGCTTGCTAAAGATACGCCGGCCAGTGTGTCAGAATGGACTGAATCATATATTAAATTAGTTAACCGTGGAATTAAACCGACTACCGATGAACTGACAGCAATGGGAGATATCGCAATGTCCCAAGGCAAGGATATAGACCAGTTTATTGAAGCATTGCTTGATGCCATGACGGGTGAGAATGAACGTTTGAAGGAGTTTGGTATTACCGCTTCGAAGAATGGAAAAACTACTGCATATACGTTCAGGGGTGTAACTACTGAGGTACAGAATACGGATATGGCAATTAAGAACTATATTCTGTCCTTGGGCAAATTACAGGGTGTACAAGGTTCTATGGCTACCCAGATGAATGAGCTGGCTGGCTTGGAATCAAATTTAGGGGACCAGATGGATTCTATCTATAATAAGATAGGAAAGAAACTTGAACCGGCTATCAAATCCTTCATGGGAACTTTAGGACGTTTTATGGGGACAATATCAAAATCCCTTGATTCTTCTGGCGAAAAATTTGATGACCAGTTGAATAAGGTTGTTTCCCTGCAAAATGGGCTGCTCCCTTTGCTGAACCGATATGATGAATTGAAAACTAAAACAAGCTTAAGCGCACAAGAACAAGATGAATTAAACCAATTGATATCCCGTATCGCTCAAATAATACCAGGAGCTGTTACTGGCTTTGACAATTATGGAAGGGCTATATCTGTGAGTACTGATTATGCCCGTGAGTGGATAAAAACAGAAAAAGCCAGATTAGCCTATATCAATAAATCACAAATTGAAGAGCGCAAGAACGAAAAAAAGAACATTGAAGAAAGGATAAAGAGTCTGAAACGCCAAGAAAGTATAGGAAAAAGGCTTTATGGGGTTGATAAAGAAGGAAATGCAAAACATATTGCTGTTTATAGCGGGGGGATGGGATATGGACCTAATGCGGAACAAATAAACTCTAGAAAGATGACTGCGGATGAGCAAAACAAGTTCAAAGAGGAGATGAAGTCATTATATGAGGAATTATCAGGAGTTGATGCGGAACTTTCTCGTTTGCAGGGAACTACTTTAGACGATATGATTAAAACTCAAACAGAGATGATTGAAAAACGTAAAAGTTTTAATGAGATGAATAAAGAATCTCTTTCCGCTTGGATTGATGATGAAAAGAATGCAACAAGCGAGTATTTGAGCATGGCCAAGGAAATTTATAAAAACCGTTTTCCAGTAACTCCTATTGATCCTGATGCAGCGGAAGAAGAAGCTAAACGAAATGAAAAAATATTTAAGGAAGCATTACAGAAGCAGACAGAACTTTTTGAACAACAAAAAATAGAGTTAAAACAACGTTATTTGGCGCATAATGACGAACAACTACAGACTGAATCTCAATTTAACAAGGCCATGGAAGATTTGACCTTGCAGGATCTTAATGCCCGGCTTAAAATAATGGGGTTGGAGGTTTCACAACGCCAACAGATTGAACAGCAAATTTTGGATATTCGTATAAAGGCACTTGAGGATTTTCGTCAGAGAAAACTTGCGATTGAAACAGAAGAAGAGCAACAGCGTGTGTCACTCAATAAAAAATCCATGGATGAAAATAAAGAGTGGCTTGATAAGCAGTTGGCAGATAGGCAGCAACATCATAATGATCAGGTAAAAATAATTAGTGACTCTTTGAAACAGCAAGTGGATCAGTATAAGGAATATGGAAGCCAAATGGGGGAATCATTAGGTAAAGTTTTGTCAGGGCAGGAAGACATGCTTTCCGCTTTTGGTAATACCATGATTGATATCCTTTTTGATGTCTTATCTCAAATTATAAATCAAAAAATTGCGGAAGCTACTGCTGTAGCCATTGCGGAACAGGCTAAAGCGGCAGCTATTAGTGCTGCCCAGCCGGATTCTGTTGCCACTTTTGGCGCGACTGCTGCTGCCCGAACCGCCATTATCAGTGGCTTGATCATGGCTGCTTTAACAGCTGCAAAAACAACATTAAAAGGTTTGCTTGCTAAAAAAGGCTCATCTACCACGTCGGGAACTACATCTCCGAATACATCATATACCCGTGTTCCCGGTAGGCAGTCCGGAGGATATATAGATGTCACTCGTGCCCAAGATGGAAAAGAGTTTCAGGCTGTCTATGATCCTAAACGTCGTGGATTTATAGACAAACCTACTGTCATAGTAGGAGAAGGTCCTGCCGGATCATCCAAGGAATGGGTAGCTAGCAATGAGGCGCTGAAGAATCCTACCATTGCACCCATATTGTCCATTCTTGATCAGGCACAACAGGCCGGAACTATTCGTACTTTGGACTTTAACAAATATCTTCAGGCAAGAACTGTAGGGAAACAAGATGGAGGACAGGTCTCACCAATAGGAAACACGCCTTCAATGGTATATGCTGATCCTGTTTTTATTCAATCTGTAAACAAATTGAATGATATTCTGTCCCGAATTGATAAAAACGGTGGAATACATGCATACACTATTTTATCTGAATTTGAAAAAAAACAAGAATTGAGGAATCGTTCTAGAAAAATTGGCTCAAAATGAAGATTATTAATACAAAATCGGGAAAAGCATATCAGCTTGTTCCTGAAACACAGCTTGAAATTGAAAAAACAAATCCCTTTTTTAACGATTATGGTGAGCAATCTCTGCCGGTAAGTTTGCCTGATAGTCCTTATAATCGTGATATTCTTAATTTCCCGAATGTTATACAAAGAAAGGAAAAAGTACAGTTGCTTGATGCCTCTATTCAGGACGGAGAATATTTTGTTCCATGTCGTCAGGCGATATTGAGTGTGTCCCCGTCTGAAAGCATTGAGACTTCGTTTTATATAAATGAAGGAAGTTTTTATAGCAAATTGGAAAATACTTATATTACAGATGTGTTTGCAGATGAAACAGTTGATGGGATTAATACATTGGATCAGGCCATATCTTATTTAAAACAGCTGAACACATCCGGAGGAGATGAAATGTTCTCTATTTTTCGCGTTAAAATTAATGATGATGATAATGACAATCCACGATATTTGAATGGTAATGATGGAAGGTCCTCTTTATTTTATAATGAAAATGATACAACTGAATATATTGATGGAAAGACAATATCTGTTACTCGCGGATTTTATATGACACCGTTCATTAAGGCTAATTATGTCCTTAAACGTTTGTTCGCTCATTTTGGATATACTCTTCTTGATAATTTCTTTACAAAAACGTCTCCTTTCCCCGATATGGTTTTCATTAACAATGTTGCTGACGCAATTGTGACAGGAAAAATTCGTATTGATCAGCTGGTTCCCAAAGTAACTTGTAGTAAGATTCTGGATTTGTTTCGGCGTAAATTCTGTTGTGAGTTTATTACCGATGAAGTTAATCGAACTGTTGACGTTATAATGTTTAATGATTTAATGTCTGATAAGGCGGATGTGAATCTTTCGTCATCTTTGGTTGGGAAATTGAGAGTTGAATACCCGGATAAATATAAGCAGCTGATATTGGAAGCGAAAGATTCTGTTGATGGGACTATTGAAACTTTTGATTCCTTGGAACTGATTAAATCAAAATACCCAACTGCCATATTTAATGAACGACAAGGATATTTTGTTCGCAACGGCTTTAAAATAAGTACTCGTTTGTCCAGTATGATAACACCTACTACTGAAATAGTGGCTGATTGTGGTCAGCGCTACTATGAAGGAGGTGAATTTGAGACATATAAAATCGAAGTTCCTGAATGTATACCTTCAGCTGGAATGTATATTGGCGAAGTGCAATATCTTAACTCATCAATGAAAATCACTGGAACAGATACTACGAATGAACCATCAGAAGAAGAAACAAATTCGTCTTCTAATATGTATGTCATGCTTGCTTTTTCGCATAAAGAAGCGGATTGGAAGTTTACTGAAGGATCTGTGAGTAACTATATATATAGAAGATCTGGACGTAATGAGATAAATTATAAGTTTTCTGATTTTGCATTGGTGTATAACGGGCCTTATGGAATCTTTGAAAAGTTTTATAAGGAATATGACAAGTTGTTACGTAATTCCATGCATACTGTTAAGGCGGATTTGTTGCTTACCCAGCACCAGAAGATGACTCTCTCATCTTTTAAAAAACTTGTAATACATGGTGCGGAATTATTGCCTAATAAAATAAACTATAATCTTGGGCTTAGAAATGATCCGATAGAGTCTGAATTATACACTACCCAGTTATATGAGCCTGTATCTTTGCCGAAAAGTATTGAAGAAATATTTCCTTCTATGGATACGGGTTATAAATGGGTGGGCAAAACCTCTTATAAACTAATATCAGAAGATGAATATAATTCATCCCCATTTAAGGATGCAGAGATTTCTCCATTTTTCCCACCTCCACCTACTGCTGATTTGGTAGGGAAGAAAATGTATGTGTGCTATACGGCTGGTATATATATATCACAGAATTGGGCTTTATATACATTTTGGTTAGAAGCCGTTCCTAATGCAGATAATTGATTGTCCTTTCTATAGATTCGCGGGTAAGTTATTTTTGTAATAAAAACAAAAGACATGAATATTCTGAATCAACCTGCTGCTTTATCTCTGTCCGGTAACATTGAGAAGTTCCGCATCCAATCTGCGGAATCTTTCTCTTTTGTCTTGTCAAAAGGGAATACCAGACTATTGTCTTCTGTGTATACTCCCGGTACAGATGGTTATGTTACGATTGATATACGGGATATTGTAGAATCCCAATTATCTTTCTTAATGAAAGATATCACCACTCCTTATGAACAGCCTGATCTGGCGGCTGATTTTACGGCTGTTATTGCCGACAAGAACATAACATTTCGTGTACTTCGTTGTGGGGTAGACCGTTTTTCTGGCTCTGCCGAAACTTTTTTGAAGGCTAATTTCCTAACTTGGCAGCCACAGGTGAAGAAAGTGACTTACTATTCTCCCGAATATCTGACATATTATGCTGTGATATCCTCCTATGTAAAGGTAAAGGCCTATTTTACCGATGATGAAGGCAAAGTGACCGAAGAGGTGAAACAACTGGCTACATTGGGAGAGAAACGGGCATATACCATTCCTGTGCAATATGCTGTGATAATGGCACTATTTGAATCCCGCCTTCCTTCTTTTTATGATGTATGGGTGGAGGATGGATCAGGTAGCCGTTTTACTTATGTGCAGCGTTATGTGGCGGGCAATATCCTTTCCGAGCAGGAGCAATGGATACTTTTTGAAAACTCCTTGGGAGGTATGGATACGTTCCGGGCTTACGGACAGCTTGATTTTCTGGCAGAACATACTCATAATATTGCCGAGATAGATGATATATCTGAAGAATATAGGGTGGATACGGAACGTAAGTTCCAGAAGAATACCGGATATCTTGACAATCGTGAACGTCAATGGCTGGTTGATTTCCTTCCGTCGAAGCAGAAATATATATATAATCAGACTTATTTGCGACGGATTGTAGTGATAGAGGACAATACATCCTATACGGACAAAGAGCTTCCTTCATCTTATACGTTTACTTACAGATATGCGGATGCCCGCCCGTTGCTCAATCTACAGCGAACAGATAGTCTTCCGGATAATCTGGATATCCATATACCTGATTTGAATTCTTTTACTATACCCCCTCGGTTAGTTGAATTTCCTTCGCAGCCCTTGTCCGAGGGGGTGTTGTTCCCCGTACAGCAACCGTTTTCGGAGAAATGGGCGACAACGAATATAGGTGCTATTTTTGCATATGTACTGAATAAGATAAGTACAGACTATGCTGAAGGTGGAGGTATTGGACACACTCATACGAATCTGGATCTGCTCCAGCTTATATCTTATGTGGACGAATATCTTTTGGTCAATGGTAAGAAAATCAAGGCAGGTTATGCAGATGGAATTGCCGGTAATACCTTTGCTGACCTTGTAACCTTTTTGAAAGGTTTCTTGGTGGGTAAGAACGGAAGCGGTTGGACTGTATTGGAAGATGGTACGACACAAGCTGTTGTTGACCGCTTGTATGTGAAGATTAAGGCTGTCTTTGACGAGCTTGAAGTAAAGAAGAAGACGCATGTTGGTGGTGAACAGATCATATCTCCGGCCGGATTGAAGTGTGTCCGTGTGGAGGAACTTGATGAGAGCTACCGTTGTTTCTTTTTGTCAGAAGTTGATGGAGTGACAATCAATAACGAATTTACAGTAGGTACATTAGCATTAGCCCAAGAATTTAACATTAAAGAAGGGACATCCCACAATGTATCCAACCGCTACTATTGGCGTGAGGTGACAGGTGTAGGATCTGACTATATTGACTTGAGCAAAACCAATGCTGACAAGGACAGTGATGTTCCGGCTGCCGGTGATGATATCATCGGGCTTGGGCATTTGACGGATATCACCCGTCAGGCAGCTATAATCCTTTCGTCTGTTAATGAAACTTCGCCTTCCATTATTTTTTATCAAGGTATCAACTCTTTCTCTCTTGCCGGGAAAGAAGTCATCGGGCTGGGCTTTGACAAGTCCACCGGACACGCTTATATCAATGTGTATGGTGATGCCTATATCGGTGCCAAGGATGAGAGCACTTACATCCGTTATAGCCAGAAAGGCGGTGTTGATATCAAGGGTATGTTTCATATCGAACAAGGTTCCACCGGATGGCGTAATATGGAAGGTCTTCCGGATGAGATACAGGCGGCTGCCGATCTGGCCCAAAAGGCTCAGGATGCGATAGACAATGCGGCTGTCGGAAGTGTCAATCTGTTGCGTAACTCCGGGTTTACTGGAGATTATGAAAGTGAGACATTGTCCTCTGATACTCAATTGTCTGCTGATACCGAATTATATAGCAAGCAATTAAAGTATTGGACGGGAGTGGCTACCGTATCTGCGGACAGTGAGGCTGTTTCCGGATATTCTGCTGCAATAGGCAGCTTATCCCAGTCCGTATCATTGATTAAAGGGGAAAGTTATGTTATCAGTTATAAAGCAAAGGGTACGTCTGTGTCTGTTTCGTGCGGTTCTTTCAGTGTTTCTCAACCTCTCACATCCTCTTATCAGAGATATACCCATAAGATCACCTTCAATGGCAGTGGTATATTTCTTATCAGTGGTACCGCAACCGTTTGTGACCTTCAGCTAGAGCGTGGAACCATCGCTACTGACTGGAAGCCTTCAATTCTTGACAACGACAAGGCAACAGCCGGTTTCCAGTCAATCAATTATATCGCCAGTGCGATCAAGGATGGATCTGTGGATATTCTTGGTGGTCTGATTCTTGCCAATATGATCCAGTTAGGCAACTACAAGAATGGCAAGTTACAGAAGGTCACAGCCGGAGTTAGCGGCATATACAATGACGATGATGATGTGGCGTTTTGGGCAGGAGGAAAACTTGAACAGGCGATTCTGACTGTAATGAGGTTCCGTAATGATCCTGATTATCAGCCCACAGATGCGGAATGGGCGAACATGGCGAATTTCGTTGCCACTCATGGCGGTGATGTGTTCTTAAGAGGATATATCTATGCTTTGGGCGGATATTTCCGGGGAAAGGTTGAAATAGCCAATGGTAAGATACTGTTGAATGAGGATGGTTCCGGGCAGCTTGCCAATGGGAACATTAAATGGGATGCTGACGGAAATCCTGAATTTGTCGGGAAAGTGAAGGTTTCCTCACCGTCAGGTTATGAGATAACCATATTTCCTGAAGATGAATATGGAAGACCGTCAATTGATATTCATGATGATGATGGTAATTCGCTTTTGGACATATCTCTTCAATATGGATTGAACGGTATGGTTCCCCGTGTTTTTATGAATGATCCTTCCAATAGTGATGTATTGTATTTCCGCCCGGACAGTATGGTTGTCGAGCAAAAAGGAAGTGACGGTTATATATATCAGACCCAGATAATGGGAGGGCGCATAATTATGGTTAAAGGTTCTGAGATTGTATGGGATCAAAACCAACTGCCTAAATAAAAAGAAGTGATATGGAACTGAATAGTATTAACAAAACGGGAACTTGGAGTGAGGCGGCAGACCGTCTTAACAACAACTTTAGCAAGACTTCTACCGAAGTGGAAAAAGTCAAGCAGAACGGCATCCGCAACAAGGGGTTGTTCCCTACTCTTGAATCACTGAAAGCGGCTGTTCCATCTCCTGTTGTAGGTGACTGGGCTGTTGTGGGTGACACCATACCGGGTCCTATATATCAATGCAAGACAAAGGGAACATGGAGTGCCACTGGCACGACAGGAGGTGGCGGAAGTGTTGACTTATCCAGCTACCTGACAGCCGAGGAGATAGACGATGTAACATCAATATTATAGTTATGAGAATTAATTATCAGTCCGATTTTAAGATCATAGAGAAGAACTTGAACGGGGATGTGAATACTCCTTTCCGGTTCACTTACTTCAATCCGTTCAAGGGAAAGTTCATAGCCTCCTTTGACGGACATGAGTATGTCGGTTGCAGCCGCATGGAAGACGGCAACCTGCTTGTCGCTTTTGACAACCCCTGTTTTTCTCCCGGTATGCTGAAGGTAAAACGTGAATACTTCATATCCGATTCCGACTTTCAGGATGGCATCTGCAACCTTGTTTCCGTTGAAGATACAGGAATCGTACTGACTACCGGGAAAACCGATGAAAGCACGGTGGAAATAACATCTTATCCCGATTATGCCGCATATAATTCGATTCAGGCGTTCCCATTGTCGGATAATGAATATGAAGATGTGCTGAGTGATTTTGTACCTCCTTTGCCACCGGAAGAGGAAGAAGAAACAGTTACTAATCTAGAAATATAGGAGATTTATTATGGCAAAAATATATAAGCTGACCAAAGGTAGCCAAACCATTTACCCGGCTACCACAACCGATGCGGTGGTTAATCCGAATACACGCAAAGACCTGACTACGGAACTGTCGGAGTTAGAAGAAAAGATAGGCAACGGAACTGATGAAATAGCAAGTCTTCAATTTTCGGTTAACAAATGGGACGGAGGTACTATTGGTATATATGATGCAAATGGAGTCTTTAAAAATACAGATTCCTATGCACAATATCTTTCGACAATCAGAATCAAATTGCAGTCAGGTGATACTTTACAATGCGGTTATTCAACTGATGTCGGTGAAAACGGTATTCTGAAAAATTGGTTTATCTCAAAACCTAACTATGTGAGTATTTGGCGCAGTAATGGGCATTATGAGAGACTTACATCAAGTCAAGTCTCATTTCCCTATAATGCTTCAGAGGACTGTGAAATAGTTTACTCGTGGTATATTGGTACTTCACAGCCAGATGATTTTAAGTTGAATGCCAATAATGGCATGATCGTTATACAGGAATCGCAGCCTACAGCTTATATACAAGGTGGTACAACTCTGAATCCTTCTATCAAATTAAGAGATTACTACAGTAAAGAGGAAATTCTTGCAAACTTTGTGTCAAAAAATGGCTCCTCTTATACCGAATTGCAGAGCAATGTAGAGCTTATCAGTAATAACTTTAACAAGATTAAAGAATTGCAGCTTCCTGCATCTTATTTTAGAGATGGTTATGGTATAAATGATGGTGGGGCATTGACACCTTCATCTTCAGTAGCATGTGTGGAATTTATAAGATTCAATCCTTCTGAACCTGTTACTCTTACTTCCTCCTCAGGTGATAAGACTCTTTTAAAAGTCCTAGTTTATAATGAAGCCAGTGAAAATGCATCCGAAATTCATACTGTCTCCTTGTCAAATAATAAGTTTGACGCAAAACAATATCCGGATTGTATCTATTTTAGATTTAGTTATACTCCTCGATCTGTTGAATCGTGGGTGGCCGAAGGATTTTTCGGCATGGAGATAGAAACAGGAATAGATAAAGGGCAAATAGATTCTATAGAGGCTTCCGTTTCCCGGCTTGAAAATTTGACAAGCCCAATTGAAGAGATAACTTTGCCGGAAACCAAGAAAAATTCCGGTTTGAACGCAAGCGGAAAGGTAACATATGCCTATTATAATACAATTACAGATTTTATACCTTTTGACAATTCTGTTCCTGTCACAATTATATTCCCTACAACAGGCAGTTATGAGATCTATCGTTTTTTTGTTTATTCCGATCCGTCCGAAAACGCAGATGTAATCGTTCAAATTGATAGTGATAATAATGTCTTTGATGCTACCTCATATTCTTCTTGTAAGTATTTTAGATTTTGCATATCACCCGCCCATAATCCTAGTGGGGTAATCTGGAAAGCCCAAGGGATATTTGGAGTTGTAATAAAGACCGAACAAAAAATAGAATCAGGGAATACAGGTCCGGTAAGCAGCGGTGCTATATTCGAAGCTTTGAACGGCTTATCCCATTCTATTAATGATGCCCGTCCATATCACGGGTTATCAGCAGAATCAAGATTCCTTATCAAAAGAGAGAAAATTAACCGTCAAATAAATGGCAATACGTATTATCTTTCTTCACAAGGTTCTGATGAGCATCCCGGTGACACACGTGACAAGCCATTCAGGAGCCTGAGCAAAGCTTTTTCGGCATTGATTGACGGCGACGTGCTATTAATAGAGAGAGGGAGTGAGTTCAGAGATGATTTCTCATTAATAAGTAACCTTCAAAATATAAGGATATCTGCATATGGTCTTGGGAAAAATCCTATTATAAATTATCTGTCTGTTTTAACAGACTGGGAAAAGGTAGAGGGCTATAATCATATCTATCGTTGTAGAGTTCATGCTTATCAGGCTGTGGCGGACCGCGGAATGAATCAGGTGTATTTGGATGGAGAAAGGATGTGCAGCGTGTATGACACTAATTCCATGGAAGAAGCAGAGGCAATGACCTATCTTGATGCCCATGCTGATAAATCATCTTGGTTCAGTGGCGGTAAATATATTGATGGATGGTCTGAACAAGATTGTTATTATTATATATCATTATCTGATTCTCCAGAAAATCACACAATAGAAGCTAACAGATTCTTCTCGAAAATGTTAATTGGTAGTGATGTGTCCTGTCTTGATTTTCGCCATCTGATATTAAGAGGTTCCGGAAGCAGGGATGGAGTGGCTGTTGGCGGGGATAATATATTTTGGGAGGACTGCACATTTATGGACCATCAGCATCATGGCGTTGTTTTCAAGGAGTCATATTTTTTAAACTGCGAAACAAAATCATCCAAGGCACAGGGATATCAATATCATTTTTTGACCTCCTCAGGATTATCGGAAAATATAGATTTGATATGCGCTAATTGTAGAGTGATAAATCCCGGTCAGCTAGGTTCTGCATTTTCCGGGCATAATGGCGGTTTTACTATGGAATATTCCAATTGGTATATAGAGAATTGTTATGTGGAGGGTTGTGGATCTGTTATAGGAGATACGTCTCTAGTAAATCACGTACATGTTTATAATATTACATTAAAAAATTCAGGCTCCTTAAGGGGAAGTACTGGCCTAGAAAATAAGATTACATATTGCACGGTATTTGGAACGATCGTTCAAAATATTGGAAATAACGGATTGTTAGTTAGCGGAACAGAAATCAAAGATATAGAGCTGATAAATGCAAGAATCAAAATAAAGGTGACTGATACCACACGCCAAGTTGGGTATTCGTTGTATTATAAGTCAGTTACGGACTCCAAAGCTATTGAAAGCCTAAAGATATGTAATTCTGTAATAGAGTGGGAAATGCCCGAAAGCTTCACCCCTACAACAGCCATATTTGTTTCTGTAGACAATACATTGGACAATGCGAGATGTAATTTTGACAATGTCATATTCGCAAGCGATAAGAATTTGTTGCTAGGTCGTGTAGATACTGTACATTTCACTAATAGTCTTTTTACAAATGTTATATTAGCAGGAGTAAGTAAGTCTGATGTATTACAAGATTGTATGGAGATTTCTAAAAATGATTATGACTACTCATGTCTTGTTAGCAGGGCAAGGGTAAACAACGGAGTGCTTGTTGTAGGGTAACTCGGAAAGTTATCAGTAACACTCAAAACATATATTTATGATACGAAAATTAATCATCAGAATAATGAACTATCTGTCCGTTGAAGTGCATCCGGATGCGGAATGGTAAAAGTGGAACAGGATATATGGAGCTTAATACAATAAACAAAACAGGTACTTGGAGCGAAACGGCAGACCGCATCAACAGCAACTTTAGCAAGATCTCCATTGAGGTTGAAGAGATAAAGCAGAACGGCGGTGGCGGCAGTGGTGGCGGAGGCGATGTCACTAACGCCGACCATGCCACATCTGCATACACGCTGGATAAGAATACGCCTGTGCTTGACTGGTTCTTATCCGCATTGAACGATGATGATGCGCAAGGGGTCATTAATTACCTCAAAGGTCTTAAGATAGCCGGGAATCTGATAAACCGCATCGTAAAGCAGGGTGACAAGGATGTCACCTACACCGATGAGGATGTGATGAGCGCATTGCGTGTAATGACTGAGATAGAGAACAGTGCGGAGAAGCTGAAAGAGATATTCTTGCGGAAGGACGTGGCTGATTCCACTAAGTACTTGTTATCCTTACTGGGCGGAGTCTTGATTAAGAAATATGCCAAGTTCGGTGATTTCGTTACTGGTGTATCAGGTGGATACATAGACGAAAAGGGTGACATGGAAATGGGAAGCGGCGTTTTCCGTAAGCGTTTGTTTGTTCCTGAAATAGCTTATAACCGTACAACCTATTTCAAAGGACGTATGGTAAACTCCCCCGGTGGTGGTTGTACCGTATTGTCATATGTGGATAACGGCGATGGAACCTACACCATCACTCCCGATCTGACGGACGCGGACGGATTGAGCCAGTTTGTTGATGATATCCTTACCACCTATTTTGTGACTAAGAATAGCGAAGGCAAGCTGAATGGCTTTGAAGAGATGAAATTCCGGGTGACTGCCGCAGATTATACTGCCAAGAAGTTTACTGTCATTCCCCGTCCGGGGCATTCTGACTGGAAACCTGCCGAGCAGATGGTATTGGCACAAACAGGTAACTTTACGGACCCGGAACGTCAGACTTATATACTTATTGATTCAGTCAACGGAAACAACTGTATTACATTCTTTGACAATGCCAACACTTGGGACCCGGAGCCGGCGCAGATGCCTGCGTGGTTCGGCAAAAAAAAGGGCATGACCGTTAACGGAATTGATTGCGAGAAATATTCAGCCGTGTTGCAACAGGTCTTATTGACTGGGCTTATCTTCCAGATAGATGAGATAACGGGGAACAAGGTTCGTGTACCCTTGGACAAGGGTGAATGGGTTGCAGGGAAGTACGCCTACTATGACCGGGTGTCACATAACGGGGCTTTGTGGTTGTGTGTTGATGACAACGGAACGACAACAGAACCGTCAGATGATAATCCGGCATGGCTGAAACAAGTGGCGGAAGGGCAAAAAGGTGATCCGGGATTGTCCGTAGTAGGTGGCGGTCATTGGGAATCCTCCAAGACCCCGTACAAAGCCAATACAATGGTCACTCTTGCCAATTGTGTCTTTATATCCAAGGTGGAAACCTCCAATCCTCCGATTAAAATTGCAAGGTTCAGGAACGGCAATTATCGAAAGAAAAAGGATGGCGGTTATATCCTTGCCGGGAAATCAGCCGACTGGACCGTGCATGAAGACTGGGAGATGCTGCTGGACGGTCGTGAACTTAAAGGTGAGAGTATCACCTTCTTGGGTGAGTTCGCATCCCATCCGTCCAATCCCAAGGAGGGTGACAGCTACCGAAATACGGCTGACCATTGTACTTACATATACCGGAATGGTTTGTGGATGGTCATGGTCAAAGACGGGACTGACGGTAAGGACGGCAAAGGTTACGAGTGGATCTACACCCGTACCAACATCATCGGCCTTACCCCTGACAAGCCGGATTCGAAGCAGCAGGATGATTATATACCGGAAGGCTGGACAGATGATTTTCTTGGCGTGGATGCAGACCATCAGGTGGAATGGGCGTGCAAACGTGTGAAGCGTGATGGAGTATGGAGTGAATGGAGCACTCCGGCCCCTGTGCACCGTTGGAGTAAGGACGGGGAGTCGAATATCATGGCCGACCTTGACAATGAGATGGTGAGCGTCGCTCTTACCAGTACCGGTGTTACTACTTCCGCACAGTCATGGACTACCCATGTATCCATGTGGTACGGTACCGAGAAACTCACCCTTGAGACTTTAACAGTCAGCACGCCTGCCGGTTTCACGGCAAGCACAAGCAAGGCCACCGGAGCGGTGGCGATATCCGTCGCTGCCGGAAAGTCGGTTCCGGAACAGAATACGGTCACCATCACACTGGCTGCAATGAAGAACGGGCAGCTCTATACCCGTGAACTGACTTTCAAGATAACCGGTGTCCGTGGCGGGGCGGACGGTTCCGATGCGGTAATTTATAGCCTTGTCACTTCGGCCACGATGGTCAGCAAGAACAAGAACGGCGGTTACAGTGTAGCTTCGGTATCCTGCCGGCGTATGAAGACAGTCGGTGCGGTCACTACGGCCACAACGGACGGGGAGTTGAAGTACAGTCGTGACGGTGCGGCCGAGGTTCCCATCGGTGATGGTGTCGGGGTGGCTTCCGGTAATTTTACCAGTAGCTTGAAGTTCGTGTTCTACGTGAACGGTCAGGCGGTTGATGTCGAGACTGTCCCGATGGTTGTGGACGGCAGTGACGGAAAGGATGGTGAGAGCATCACAGCAGCCGGTCATTGGGAATCCGCCAATACTCCGTATGCCAAGAACAGTACAGTATCGTTTGCCGGAGGATCTTACTTAAGCAAGGTTGAAACCTCCAACCCTCCGATTAAAATCGCCAAGTTCAGAAACGGCAGACTCCGCAGGAAAAGAGACGGCGGATACATCCTCGCCGGCAGATCCGCGAACCGGACGGTACATGCGGACTGGCAGGAGATGGTTGCTCCCGTCGGACCGTCGGCATCCTACTGGCTGGACAGTCCTGTCAGCGTGATCAACTTCACCAGTACGGGCACGCCATCCCCGTCTGGATTCCTTGTCACTTGCAAACAGAATGTGGCAGGCAATGTAAGCACGTGCAGCACGCTTTATCTGGCAGCCCGTAAGTATAACGGAAGCTGGCTGGCTCATGTAGGTGCTACCCTAAGCAATCAGATATCCGTTCCAGCGACAGCCGGATACACCCAGTTTGCCGTCCGGGCTTATCAATCCGCATCGGACGCGAACGCATGGAATAATAATTTTGTCGCTGAAAAAGGGGTGGGTGTTGCAAATGATGGCGCCATAGGAGCAACTGGAGCGACAGGGGCTTCTCCAAGAGATATGGGAGTATTCCAATCTGGTACTAGCTATGTATGGAACGCCAGCTATCGTGACAAGATCATCTACAAGTTCAATGGCGTGTATTATAATTTCCTTGTGCGGAACTATGGTGCCAGTGTAACCGCCGCCCCTACATCTGTCAACGGGGATTCCAATTGGGAAGCCATGCAGAAGTTTGTTAATATCGCCACTGACACCCTGTTTGCTACAGGAGCCAATATATGCGGATTCATGTTCACATATAAAGGAATGGATGCCAACGGCATACCTTTTGGAGATATAAAATCACAGAAGTCAACCAATGGTGTGCCCAACCTGATACTGAATTCCGAATCCGGTTATATTCATGGCATTAATATGGACATAGAAGGAGGACGTATCGGTCCGTTCTCCATCGCTTCGGGGATGTTGTCCTCAAAGATCCTTTATGAAAATGAAACAAATAAATACGTCGGTTTCAATCTGTCTGCCGGACAAATTGAGTTTTATAACGAAAGGACATTTGCAAACGTAAGAATCGGGGGAAACACGCAGTTTGTCACCATTGAAGGGATTAAGTATGATGCTGGAATTGACATACAGAGTCCAAATGTCATGATCGGGATGCACATCAAGACTCCAAGCATTCCTCTATTCGTGGAGGGAGGTAACATTTTCCTTCATCCGAACAATGACAGCTATGTTTCTCTTCGTGGCATAGTTGGCAACTGGAGGAACATATCCGTCAGCACTCCCCTGAATAACAATGATGATAATGTGATGTTTATTAATACGGGCAATATAGAAGTGACACTTCCTCCGGATGTTCCGGGACATACTATATACTTCAAACGTATGAGCGGCGGAGTAAGATTGACAGGAGGACGGATCCTGCCTGCTCCCGGAGGACAGGAGGTGTCTTATATTGATTTGGATTTTGCATCCGGCTTCATTAAGTGTATGGGTAATTATTGGGTTATGTTTTATTGCGGATAATTTAAATATAAAGTATGAGAATAAATTTTGCACAATTCCCTATTTATGATGGGATTAAAAAAGAAAAGCTTATAGCCAGTAACATCACTGAGGCCTTCGGTGACTGGATATATAAGAACGTAGCGGGCTTGAAGGCGCATCTCCTTGCGGAGAAAATCTTCAAGTCGACTGTAGATGGTGTGGAACTTGACGAAGAGGAGGTGGATATCATAAGACGTTCTACCCCTATGTTGTCCGGCTTGCTGGCCGATTCTTTGAATGATTATTTAGATAAAAAGGAGGAACAACATGAAAAAGGTATATTGTAACAACCTTCTGGCAAAGGTGCTGCTTGCGTTCAGTTCTTGCCATACGATAACAATCGGTCCGTTTGTTTTAAGCAAGCGACCGGAAGAGAAAATCACTCAGAAAGTGAGAAACCATGAGTGTACCCACGCCCGTCAATGGGTTGAGATGGCAGTTGCCATCGGTACAGTTATCTGGATCTTGCTGTTGTGTTTTGACCTTTCCGCCTGGTGGCTGGTACTGGCCGGGCTGGCATTCTATCTCTGGTATGGTGTGGAGTGGCTGGTCAGGGCGGTACGGTTGAAGGATGCCGGCAGGGCGTATAAGACGGTATCGTTTGAGAGGGAGGCATATTCCAACGAGGATGATCCGAATTATATTGAGAACAGTAATTATTTTGCATGGGTGAAGTATTTGTTTTAATTTTAAAATTTGCATTATGGACTTGAATAATATAGTTGGCTTTAAAGCTGTGGATAAAAACGGCAACGAACGACAGGTGACCGTCGATGAGATGACAGAATTAGTTTCCGCACGGATTGTTTCCGCTGCATCAGAAATATCAACATTTGCTGCCGCTGCGGCAGCCGGAACAGATGAGTTTGAGGATCAGTTGCCCCAGTCCGACACCTTCTCTTGGCTCCGTACTTTGGACGGTTCCAAGAACCCAACTTTGACATCTTCTTCGGCTGCCGCGAAAGTCCTGGGAGAACTTTTGGGAATAAATCAAATGTTAGGAGATAAAGGATATCCAACATCATTTGCATCAGCAACTGAGGTTGGATATTATACTATTGATGACAGATTAACTAACGAAGATACCCCTAACGGTCATAGGGCATGGGGAGGATTATTGGTTTTTGGGCGTTTGTTTATAACTCAAATATACATTCCGATGAATGATAATGTTTTTTATATAAGACAAAAATTAGGAGATAATTGGGGAAAATGGGCAAAATACGAAGGTGTTTTTGTATAGAAATTATAACTTAAGCTCTTATATTTTGTACTTCTGGGAGAACTTTTGGGAAATCCGAAGGGAACAAAATCGTTTTCTTCATGGAGTGAATTTACGGATTTTGTAAATGAAATGCCTATAAAAACAATTCAACCTTTCGTTTCCGATTTCAATGCTTTTGCTGGAGAAGGATTCTATGGTAATGTCGTTCAAGGATTGGTTATAAAACAATTAGAAGATGTTGTTTTCATCTTCGGAATAGCAATAGACGGAACATTAATATTTAGAAAAAGGAATTATCCAGACGTTTCAACTTGGGAAGATCCTAAGATAATAATTCACAGTAATAATTGACATAAAATCTATTCGAAACGAGAGCTGGGAGGACTTCTGCCAAGTGGAACTATGAATATATATAAGGGAAAATTTGAATTAAAAACAGGGGAAAGTACAGATTTACAAATATATGATCCATCTATATTAATCTTATTTTCCCCCTTGAATCATAACCCTAGTATATCTATAATTCCAGCACAATGGAATGATACGATTTCGGCATTGTTTGAAGGAATCATTAACTTGAATAGTAACATCGAAGGCAGAATATGTTTGTTGAAAAAAGGCAATACTGTTACAATTATCAACAATTCACCAGCCTCCAAATTCAGTTATTTACGAATTTCTGTTGATGTTGTTTAGAGTAATTGGCAAACCGTATCTTTGACATGATTCTAACCAAAAATCGAGAGCTGGGAGAACTGTTCACTAATTTGAAGCTGTTTCCATTCATGTATAGAGGGAGAGTTAGTGATGCAAATCTAGCAGTAGACAATGGTTGGTATGAAATATTTGGTGACATTTCCAATGCTCCATTTACCCAAAGTTGGGGACCGCTATTTGTCATTGGGCATTCATATAAAGTCCAGTTCGCTTTTTATTCTGTTTCAGATGGGTTTAAATTGTATGTGAGACAACTTAACCATACCAATTTTGGATGGAATAAAATAGATTTGACACAGGTATAGGAATTTTGTACTTCTGGGATGGGGCAGAACAGCGTAGTCTAAAAAAGCAGCTATCCATCACGGGCAACTGCTTAAAAATGGTTTAAAAAATCTATAAACCCTATAAGTAAAGTCATTTATGAGAGAATCTGCATTTCCTTACAAAGATAGTGATAATAAAATTAAATGCTATCGTTTTTATGTCAAAGAAAAAGTTTGCCATTTACCCCAACTACCGACCCAATATAGCCTGATCTTAATAAATTGCCCCGAATAGGTTGCTTGAAACCCTATTTTTTGAACATCATTTGTCCCTATAAATATAACAGCATTTTGCCCATCACCACTTTCGAATGGAGAATTAGATGTTGATTTAGTTGTTTTCCGATCCCATTCCATAACATTCGTTTCCTGTCAATAAATATACAAACTCGCCAGTCTTGCCGTTCTATTAATTCTCTTCATTCATCTTGCAAGTAAAAAATATTGCATTAATGGCAATTTTTTAAGAAGATTGGTTTTTGTTTCAACATTGGCTTCTTATAACTAATTAATATAGTTTTCTTTTTGTATTTCGTTTTAGAATTGATATCTTTGCTATTATCTTCAAAGCCTGAGCAAACGATATATAGGATATTGGACAGCAATGGTGTGCCCCGAAGACCGAAGGTTAATGGTGTGAAAAGAATACTTGTTATAATAGAGGAGGACGTGGCAGCTATATTGGATAAGGAGCAATCGGTATCATTATATGTCAATGAGGCTATAAGATACTATCACGGTAACCGGCATTAATTGTCGGTTATTTTTTTATTAAAACTATATTTAAAATCACGTTTTGAATCGTGTTGTTTAGATAAATTAAAGTCATATCATTTCGCAATACCCTAAAAATACCCACGAGAAAAAAAATATTAAAAATATACCAATACTTTTTGTATAACACCCGATGTTTTTTTATCAAAGCTTTGATATATCTTAAAAATATACCAATTATATATTATATTTTTTCGACACGTAATAAGCCAAGGAGGCGACAGAATAAATTGCAGCGCAATCATCTGAACCATTATAATCCAATATCCCATCCATAAACTCATTGTATTGCGGGATCTCATCATAGTCTGCACGAAACATCACATTATTTTTGATAAAATCCAGAAAAGCAGATACCCTAGCATCTGTTCCCATATTTTTATGCATAATTCTGACATCATATCTATCCCTTAAGCCCCGTGCTATGGGGAAATAATTTTTCTCACTTTCAAACAACACTTCCACAGGAGATATGCCCTCTAAAAATGACAGGAGAACAGTCTCATCAAATGATCCTGTATATGTCACATTATCTATATATATTCCCTCATTTACATAGCACGAAACGATAATGAACTTTCCGGCATATTCGGGAAGAACATATACAAGTCTTGTCCCCTGAATATTTTTAGACATATCAAAATATCTCATATCTTTATTTTCCTGTTTAATTTTACTTCGTTTCCTTTTCAAAGAGAAACGAGTATATTCATCCTTGAATACCCATACAGTAATATATCGCAGACAATCCACCAAGTGACCGTATCTCTCATAAGACTGTCCTGTAATCTTATCCTTTACTCTTTTTTTCAGCACCCCTCCATTAACGTCCTTCTTGGCATTGTTATAATCGACTATCGAGTTTTTACATCCATCATCTACCGAAAATGACATACCCGAGCCTCCATCGAGCATGTAGTTTACAAATTCACCTGACATCGGTACGGACGGGTTAGAAGCCGGTATCCTCTCCTCAACATGGTAATCGCTTTCCAGCCCTTCCACGAACTTATCAAGAAACGATCTCTTCTCTTCGTCTATAGTGTTCCCGTTTTTTGTCGAAGCATCTCCGTACAGATACAGCATATCATTATACCTTATTGATTTCAGGTAATCTACCGCCATTTTTGAAGCCTGTGTTACCGTGTTGAACGGATCACTGGCGCATATCTCGTTAAACTGCCTTATACTACTTCCATCCACCTGGAAAAATGATATTGAAATATAAGGGAGCACATTGTTATCAATTGATATATGAACCGGCATCCCTTTAATGTAGTGTGTCGTTTTTATGTGTTTGTTTGAATCAAATGCATACAGGAACTCTCCTCCTGTCTTAATGCTTCCCCATTCTCCCAATGCGTATACCCTGTAGTAATTATAATCATGATCCTTGTACCATTGGTAATTAGATATCGTCTGTCTGTCATAGTATCCATACTTCCCGTCCGGAGAACCTACTACCCAGAAGTTGTTCTTATACGAAGAATGCAGCTCTACCGTATCCGATGGATATCTTTCCATTTTTCCCGTACGCTCATTAGCTATCATTCTAGATTTATTATATCTCTTTCCTAGTATCCGGCTATAATCCTTAGGTAATAAACTCCTTTTTATCGGATATTTTACTTTCCCGTACAAATCATTCGGATGCTCATCCCACTCGTATGTATCAAGAATCTTGGTTTTTATCCACGAGTCCTCTGATACCGGATTAAAGTTGCATATAATCTGTAGGCCCTCCTTTCCTCGTAGGCGGAAACGTATCTGTGTGAAATCCTCATATTCAAACTCAGTGGCTTCCTCCATCACTATCCAGCGATATCCTGTGATAGACTTTATCTTTTCGGGATCGTCCAATCCTGTAAAGTCGATTTTGCAACCATTTATACAGGTTATATTATTTTCCTTTGGGGTGAAGAACTGACTCAATTGAAGAGCTTTCATTTGGGTCTTAAACTCTTCATATACCGTATTCTTCAGGCTCGCTCCAACTTTTCTCACAACGAGAGCCGAACCTTCTCCAGAGAATACAGACAACAACACGGATTGTGTCGTAGATACAGATTTCCCTGATGAAGAACCACCTCTGTTTATAATATACCGGATATCCTTGTCATGCATCGCCTCACGGATATGCCAAAACAGGGGATTAAACAATTTATACGAGAATACCATCTCTATCATTGCTCGTCCCCAATTATCATGCGCACATTGGTACTGACATCACTTTTTACTGGAGCATCCCATCCAAGCATCTTGCTTATCTGTGTAATGGCGGCTATTTTGCTATATAGCCGTATCTCTACTCCATATTGAGTATTCTTAATCGATTGGATGCAACATCGGACTGGTTTTGGTATATTATCAAGAGAACGGACAATAAACGTATCTTTACCTTTTAATTGGAGATCTATAGGGTCTACATTTACCACATTTGTAAGGAAGCGCAATGCATCTTCCTTCTTCATATCAGACTTTTTTAAGATATCAGCCTGCAATTCATTTACACGGGATGCGACAGATGGATTTCTCAGTAATTCAAATGCACGCTTACTAACGACCCCATCCTTCCATCCAATACTATTAGGGTAAGCTTTCCGATATGCATCTGTAGCATTACCCGTTTCCATATAATAATGGCAGAAATTTTCTCTATTTGCTACGAGTTTTTTTCCCATAAAAGTCTTTTCGTCCGAAGAACGTACCGTGCCCCTTTACACGGAAACATTATAATTCAAAATTACAAAAAATCTGAATAAAAACAAAACCTGTTATTTAATTTCTGTTCTTAAAAATAGCGTAGATATATATATTAACATTTTAGGAATCAACTATGAGAGTTTATTTCCCTTTTTTAATTTATTCAAAAAACATATATCTCTTGTAAAATTCTCCCCGATTGATTTCTTACTTTCAATAATTTGCTCTACAAGCGTTATGCACTCCTTCCTTATCTCTTCGGTTTCGTTATAACCGCAAGCCTTATCGACTAGTCTTTCGATGTTTGACTTGGTATTAGAAAGTTGTTGACAGAGCATTTCCAAACGCCAGTAACAGAAATCAATTGTGGCTATGTGCTCAATTCTTTCCATTTCTCTTAATCGTTTCAATACATTCCTTTAACCCATCATCGAAACCATGCTTATACCCTTTAGCGTATTCTCCAATGTTATATACCGCCATTGCCAACACAAACAGGATGATACCTACAGGCTTATACCAACTGGGAAGTGATATAGAAAACGGCTTAAATGTAATTGTGAGATCTCCAACCCATAATAGGGCGATAATACATATGATTGTAAATATAATTGTTTTCATAATCAATATCTTTTTCCGTTCAACTTAGGTCTTAATTCGTTATATCTTTGTTTCTGCTCAATATGCCATAGCAAATCTATGCCAAGATGTTTGGCTAGTGCAAAGATTGAAAATATCATCTCATTTACAATCGTAGAAAGATACTGGTAATCTACAATTGGTTTGGTAAATATGGAATATATCGCTTCCGTGAAACTCAATTGGCTGTACATGTAGGCAATATCATCCATATATTCGGAGTTAATATCATTACTAGCAGATTCAAGGCTTATCCCTCGAAGTCCTGCAAAGTCAAACAGGCATATAACCGCATTACTTAGTTCGTCTGGAAGTGTATCTTTTACATGCTTTTCAAAGGAACACTTAAATCGCTTTTCTTCTTCCACTAATGCAGGATAGCGATTATAGTCCATTTCAAAACGTGATTTACATTTCTTTCCTAATCTTCCCTTTCTATCCGCTTCCACAGCTTCCATAAGCTCTCCAACGATAAGGCAAAGGCAGTGTTCGTTACTCAATTCTTTATCATGGAAACCGTGCTCACAGGCGGTCTTATAAGCACGATTCCGTAGTTCGTTCAAATTAATATTGTTCATAAATTTACTCTCTATCTGTTAATCAATCAGTTTAAATTCATATACGAAAACATAAGGATTGGATTCCCATGTACCCTTGCCGGATACTTTATCTATGAGGGCGGCAAAGGCTTCACGTGGATTATCAAATCCATCGTCTTTGTTTCCCTCAAATTCATAAAATATAGATGGTGGAAACTCATCATCACCCGAATCTTCATATATCCCTTCTTTCAAGCAATCTTCATCGCTAATGTCCTGTAAACGTTCAACCTTGAGATTGGTAATTCGGATCTGATGTATCATGAGGTCAGCGCGGACAAAGAGTTTATTACGCCAACCTTTGCTATACTTCCAACCACTAACTAACATATCAAGTGTTTCCAATCCTTGTTCATGGTAAACGGTTTCATAGCTTTGCGCAATGGCAACAACTTCACCAACCTTATAGCGTGAAATAATTTCTCCCGAATCAAATTCCCTTCCATCAGCATCATACATACAAGGATAGCCAACAATCTTTTTATCAGAATGACATCTGTGTATATTGAATCCAGCAACCCATTCTCCTTTAAAAGTTCCAGGACATTTGATTATTCTTCTCGTCATAGTCTTACGACCATCCAACACCGCTTGTGTTAATCCAAATTTATCATTGAAAGATATCTTTTTCATTTTTATATAAGTTTTAATGCTTCCTGTATCCCAGCTTCTAGTGCTTCCTCGTAGGTATTATAACGGACAATAGGCCTGTCAGACAATCCTATCAAGTCATGCCTCGGAATTGTTAGTATATCATATATCCAATAATTTCCATACATATAGGATATTTCGATATGCAGGTTCTTGGTTTCACGTAGCCACTTTTGGGCAACATACAACACTGGGCACAAAAATTCAACTGGTTCGTTATCTATTTCCGTACAACATGACATACTTTGCGGAATGTCGTATCTTCTAATAATATTATCGCAACTTATTGTGTGTTCACACTTCCAATTAAACCCTTTCTCTTTCAGCAGCTTTGCTGTTTCTAATGTTACAAGTTCTTCGGTCATGGTTATTCTCCTTTCTTTTGTTGGTTATCACACTCTTCACAATGTAATTTATAAGCATGGGCAAACATCTTTAACGTAACAGGCTCAAAGTGAAAATCCGCCTGTTTCCCTTCTATGACAACTGAAATACATAACTGACCGTTGCAAAAGTCAATATATGCTTCACCACCTCCATCTCCGTTAATGGAAAGTGTTTGTGTCTGTACGCTATTCATAATTATTCTCCTTTAATCTTTTAATTAGGGCATCAGCGCAATTAAGCGAATATTTAGCGACTACATCAGAATTAACACCATAGTCGTTTGCTATAACAATTTTAATAATGTCTTTTGCCAATTCGTACCTACGTTGTTCCCAATCAATGTTTTCACTAAAGAAATTAAGTTCTGACACCTTGATATACATGTTTCCCACCAATGCAGTACCATCATCATATAAATCCTTAATCTCTACAATTTCTCCAGTTGATTTTATTCTTGCTTTCATAATTCCTCCTTCCCAACTTTAACATATCCGTTTTCAATGCACCAGCACAACATTTCGTATGCTGCATCAATGATTTCTTTACCTTCTGTGATATTTCCGATAGACCTAGTATAAGGTTCCACATACAAGCATGTATAGCTATCTGCAAGTTTTTGCATGGTCAGCACTTGATTGCCGATGAAACAAGGTAAATTGTCGAGAATATCCGGCAAGGTGTAGATATGGTATAATCCAAGTTCTTGTAAATGTTTCGTCTGATCAAATGACAATACCTGTTTCATTTCTTTTCCTCCTCTGTTTTAATATCCGTTACTTTACCACGACAGACAAAACACTGACCTATTCCCAAATCTAGTATGGAACAATAGGTATCATCTAAAATATTACAACATTCCCGGTATAAGGAACACTCATTACAAAATCCTTCTGATGATTCATGCAACACCCCATCTATTATTATTCCGTTATTTATTTCCATACCGTTCATTCATTAGAAGTTACACCCAAACACAATACTTTGTTAGAAACGCCTATATCGTCAAATTCCAAAGTTAAATACTCTGTATCGTAAGGATAAGGGTATCTGCAATTTTTCAATTCTTCATCCGTCAATTTGCGTCTGATACGCATCTCGATTTCAAAATCATCGGAAAGGTTTTCTATGATTTTTCTAAGTTGTCCTATATTCTTTATTTTCATAATCTTTAGGTTTAACTACAATAACTTGTATCTCGAAAGGATTCTTGATTTGTTCTCTAGGTATTTTTCGTATAGTTCTTACAATATCAATTATTTTATCAGATAGTTCTTTGTTATCCATATTAATCTCCTTTCTCTTTAATCCGTTCAAGTACATCCCTGTTCTCTTCGAGTATATCATCGAAAGACGGGATAGGAAACCATGCCAGCACGATACTATTTCCAAAAATCCATCTATTATCTTTATCAAAAGCATTTATTTTATAAAACCTTTCAATTAGAATGCGTGAAACACCACAACACATTGTCAAAACGAAAACTTTTTGTCCTTCTTCCGGCAACCGCTCCTTAACACTTATCCAAGGTGATTGCTTTGACTGCCATTCGGCACCAGAAATAAAGTCAACAATGCAGTATGGTTCACAATGACGCTGCCTGTTTCTGCAATCATTGGAATATCCCCTTGCCACTTCTTCTACTGTCTGTTTCATATTAATCTAGTTTTGAGTTATTTGAATAAGTTTTTCATGGACTTGTTTATCGCATCCAGTTT